TAATACTAAAACTACTACTCTTTCTACTGCTGTTTTAGGAGCATCTAGTGCAACAATGGAAGTTATTGGAATAGATTAGGATGCAACTGGTACTTTGACTTTTTAGTCTAAGTATTTATTACCTACTGCTACTGTTTTTGGTTCTTCTGCGGTTTGGACAAATAGTACAGCTCAAACTCAATGTAGTAATTTTTATTCTTACTGTAACGCTAAAAGCTATATTAAGTCTTTAAGTAAAGGAACTTGTTTAACTACTAATAATTCTTACAATGGTACTGCCACTTATGCCACAGAAACAGTGTGGCTCCCTTCTGAGGGTGAAGTGAATTTAGATGTCTATTCTGCACTTAAAAAATCTAATTGGACTACTTCTAATGCAGAATGTACTAGTGGAAAATCTTTTAATTATTCTAAATATTCTGATAATTCTAGCAGAATTAAATATATTGGAACTAGTAGTGGAGGTAGTAGCAGCTCTGCCGGCCTTTGGTGGCTTCGTTCGCGATATTACGGCAGCTCCTACTCGAACTATGTTTGCCTTGTCGGCTCTAGTGGTGCTGCGAGCAGCAACGTCTGCAACGGTGGCTACTACCTCGCGCCGGCTTTCTGCATTGGTTAAAAGTTCTTTTTAACAAAATCTGGACAAAAAAGTTTAGATGAATTAATTAAATTTTTATATAGTAGTGAGAGAACTTTACTTGATATATTGAAAATAATTTGGTATAATACTAACAGAAAATGAGAGGAAAAAACTTCCAGTTCTTTTTTTATTTACTTCAATCCTTTTCTAAAGGAAGATAATATTTTTCCTCTCATTTTCTTAAATTGATTATATCGAAGGAGGATAAATATGTCGGTAAAGACAGTTGATAGACATTTATCTAAAGTTGCTTATCTTAATGATGCTAGAAAGTTAGTTTTACAAGTATTAATATTGACTAGACCTTCTAAGTAGAAGGCGAATGGAAAGTACAATAGTCCTGGTGCACTGGGCAGTCAATATCTATACTCAGCTTTTGGGGCTAGTATTTTAGATAGTGCAAAACGAGTCCATGGTAATTGTTTTGCAGCTAGCGAGATAGAAGTTAGGACTAAGGAAGATTTAGATAAAGTAAATAAATTTTTTGATGCGGCAATAGGTTATTGCGATTCTATTTTAAGAGAATTAGATTTGTGTATTTTTGTTGTTCAAAGCGAGAAGAAACGCAACTCTTATTGGTATCTTGCAGATTTAGCGAGGGCTTGCAAGTTAAGCATCGAAGAGCATCAACGCTCTTTCAGGGGTAAACCTTGTTAATTCCTGCCGGCATTTGGTGGCTTCGTTCGCGATATTACGGCAGCTCCAACTCGAACAATGTTTGCAATGTCAACTCTAGTGGTGCTGCGAACAACAACAACTACAACAATGGCAACTACCTCGCGCCGGATTAGATGAAAGCCTTGTCGTTAGGCACGGCCGACTTAGGCCGTGACTAACAACGATTAGAAGAAAGATGCAGAAGCGTCTATCTAGGTGAGTAGTAATCTAATGTTATTATGTTATATTATTGTGTTATAAAAGAGAAAAATATTATTAAAAAAGTGTATTTCATCTAAGGAAGGTTTATCCAGTCCCGTAAGGGCAAATTATGAAGCTAGATGTTAGTTCCACATTGAGAAGTCTAACTAGAACTAGCTGATAAAATTTTTTCAAGGAGGATAGCCCGTGTAGGACTCCTAGATTAGTTGTAGTCGTGAAGCTCTATATGATGCTTCATACAAAGTTTGCAGAAACGTAAGATGGAAAGGTAGTACTATCAATTTTGAAGAGAATAGACTAAATAACGTCTTACGTTTAGAAGAAGAATTGAAGAATAATGAATACTAGTAGATGGTATTTAATTGTTTTTCAATAGTTGAAAGAGGTAAGAAGCGAGATATAAGAGCCTGTTATATTTATGATAGGATGCTTCAAAATGCTCTTTGTGAAACATTTCTTTTACCATAGCTTACTCCTAAATTGATATATGATAATTGCGCTACATTGAAAGACAAAGGAATTGACTTTGCCTTAAAGCGAGTTAGAATACATTTATAGAAAGCTCACTAGGACTTTGGTCTTGGTGAGAATTTTTATGCGGTTAGGCTAGATATTAAAAAGTATTTCGATTCAATAGACCATGAATATCTTAAATCGGTAGTGCGGAAATATGTTCAATAGCCGCAGATAAGCGAGCTTGTAGAATATATTATCGACACTTTTTGTTATTCACCCACAACAGATAATACGCCTTAGCCAGATAAATAGTATTATATAGTTAAAGGACAATATGGCTATAGACCTGTAAAAGTGCAATACTTTAAACCTGGTAAGACGTATTACGAATATAAACCTACAAGTCTAGGACTAGGAAGTTAGGCTTCTTAGCTTTTAGCATTATTAGCACTTAATGAAGTAGACCATTATGCTAAGGAGCAGCTACATCTTAAATACTACGGCAGATATATGGATGATATTTATTTCTTTGGGAATGATAAAGAATATCTGCGGGAATGCGTGCTTAAGATCGAGCAAAAGCTCGTTAGCTAGGGTCTTAAATTGAATCGTAAGAAAACTACTATAATGTAGATTAAACCCGGAAAACGCCAGCAGCCTTTTAAGTATTTAAAGTGGAATTTTTGGCTAACGAAAGACAATGGTCTTATACAACTTCCTTTCAAAGAGAAAATAGCCAAATAGCGCAGAAAGATGCGACGTTAGTAGAAACTTTGGTTAAATGGTGAAACTACTACTGAGAATATTGTATAGTCCTACTTAGGTTGGCGAGCGCATATAAGTAAAGGTAATACTTTTTATTTAGTCTAGCGAATGGATAATTATTTCAAATCTTTATTCAAAGGGGTAGACTTATGTTTATATATGTAAATAAAAATAATTTAATCGTAGATATGATTTCTGAACCTAGATGGGTTAAATGGCAGACTGAACCCGCACTTTTAATTAGTTGTGCGAAAGAAGAAGCAACAGGCGTTATTGGTTCAGATTGTGATACTTTTTATTCTTTGGACTCGGTTTCTGTCTACGAAATAAACGAGCCTATTGGAGATTTTATTCCTAATGTTTATGCGTATGACAATGGAGAATGTATTTTACGTAAAAGCATTGGAGATATTCAAGCTGAGAAACAAAAGGAAAATAGAGAGAAATTCGCGGAATTCCTAGATTCATAGGCACTAGTTTTCTCGGATGGTAAAAGCTATGGGGTTACAGCTAATGACCAATCTGAAATCAGCTTGAATTTATCACAGTATAAGGCTATGGTTGATGCGGGCGCGGAAACGCCTATCCTTGAGTGGCACGCTATCCACGAAGAGAATACAACCTGGTCTTATGAAGAATTATCTCGTTTAAGCGCAGCAATCTCTAGTTTTGTATATCCTTACTATCATAAGATGCAGCAGCTTAAAACTAAGATTTATTCTACACAGTCTATAGCAGAAATTCTCGAGATAGAATTAAGCTACGAGGACTAAACTATTTAAGTCATATAACTAATTTTTTAATATATTTGAAAGGTTACTTTCAATTTAAGGAAAGGAAGTTGTATGATGGATAATAGATTCTATGAAAATCGTATGGCTATCAAGGCAGTCGCAGAAGAGCGCAGCGTTGATGTTAGTGTCGCTTCTAAGATGTATGCAGTCGAGCAAGGCTGGACTAATTACTCTAAAGAGATGGACGAGTGGAACGCGATTCAAAGAAAATATATTCGTGCTAAGGATAAGACTTTAGCCGACTTATTTAAGTAATACCTTTAGGGGCAAGAACGTAATAGTTCTTGCCCCTTATTTTTTTTGCCCGAGAACTGGGAATCTTTTTTACAAAAATTCTGACAAATTTGATTAAGTGAATTTCCCAAATTTTTATATATTAGTGAAGGCCAAAGAAACTAATGTAAAAGGAGTGAATAACTTTTGGCAACTTATCCATACTATTCAAGCTAGGTATATGGCGCACAATAGCAACCGCAACCGCAGTATTATCGGCCATAGCCTTACGGAGAATAGACCTAGATCCCGCAAGTTGGAATTAAAGGACGCCCTGTTTCTTCTATTGATGAAGTGAGAGCAACTTCAATAGATTTTGATGGTTCAATTTTCTTTTTCCCTGATTTAGCAAATAAGAAGATATATACAAAACAAATTAATTTAGATGGAACTTCTACGCTAAATATCTATGAGTTAAAGGCAATGCCCATCGAAGCTACGGCACAATATGTTACTAAGGATGAATTTGATTCTGCTCTTGCTGAGATAAAAGCTTCTCTAAACGAGAAAAAGGGAACTCCTAAACAGGAGTCCCCGCAAATAAAATTCTAAAGGAGGTAACGTAATGAATCCTTTCCAAATTGCAAATATTCTAAGGAATGGTAATCCGCAATAGATGGTTTTTAGTATGTTAGAGCAATATTCCCAAGGGAATCCTATTATGTAGAATCTACTTTCTCTGGCCAAGTAGGGAGATTCTGCTTCTATAGAACAAATTGCTCGAAATATGGTAGCATCAAAAGGCGGAAATTTTGATTAGGAGTTTGCTGCTTTTAAACAGCAATTTGGCCTTTAATATTAAAATATTAAAGGAGATTTAAAAATGTTTAATAACGATTATAGTCTGTCTGATATTGCTGCTGCTTCTGGTAGAAACAATGGTAGCTGGGGAAATGGCGATGGTGCTTGGTTAATTATCATCTTATTCCTGTTCATCTTTATGGGCTGGGGCAATGGCAACAGTGGCTGGGGTAATAACAATGCCTCTAGTCAAGGCGCTTTAACTCGTGGTGAGTTAGCCCAAGATATGAATTTCCAGCAGGTTGAGAATGGCGTCCGTGGTATCCAGCAAGGTTTATGCGATGGTTTCTATTCTCAGAATACAACTTTACTTAATAGCTTTGGTAATGTTCAGCGTGATTTGTGTACTGGATTTAGTTCTGTTGCTTAGGGCTTTGATGGAGTTAATGCTAATATCGCTGATACTCGCTATGCAATGCAGGATTGCTGCTGCACCACACAGCGTAGTATCGATAGCGTTAAAGCAGAAGCATATCGTAATACCTGTGATATTACAAACGCGATTCATGGTGAAGGTGAACGGACTCGCGCGCTTATCCAGGAAACTAATATGCAGAATCTGCGGGACCGCATGGCCGAGAAGGATTCAGAACTGCAGAGCGCACGTTTCCAGTTATCTCAGTGCTCGCAGAACGCATATCTCGTTGATTAGCTGCGGCCCACACCTCAGCCCGCATACTTAACTGCTTCTCCCTATTCTGCTTTTCCTCTCGGTAATGCAGTGCCCTTCGGCTCTAACGGATGCAGTTGTGGTTGCGCTTAATAAGGAGGTAATACAATGGAACTGACAAGTGTAGCAGCTCAGAGCGTGGCAGCTAACCAAGATGTATTATTCCTTAATACTGCGATTGAAGGTAATTGTTCAATAATGCACAGAAGTGGAAGTGGCCTAGTTAATTTGCGTGGTTTAACTAATGGCCAAAGTAGAGCTAGATATAGAGTGCTTTTTGGTGGGAATGTAGCGGTTCCTACCACTGGTACTGCTGGCCCTATTTCGTTGGCGATAGCTATAGACGGTGAACCTGTAGCTTCGTCAACTATGATTTCTACTCCTGGTGCAGTGAATCTATATAACAACATTTCCGCAAGTATTTTCATTGATGTCCCTAAAGGTTGTTGCTCTTAGGTAACTATCCGCAATACAACCGCATAGACGATTTCAATTCAAAATGCTAATTTAATAGTAGAAAGAGTGGCATGATATGCACAGAATTAAAATGATTAAAGAATGTCTTATTGACCAAATTATGGAACAAATGGGGCATCCAGAGCAAGTATCCGCCGAGGAATTAGGCGAAGTTATTGATATGATAAAAGATTTAGAAGAGGTATGTTATTATCATCACAAGGTAAAAGAATTAGAAGAGAAAGATACCACGATGTAAAATTTAAAGGGGAGCATAAAGCTCCCCTTTTTTCTTTTATAGACTGTTCTGATATTTTTGCTCGACTAGATGGTACAAAGTATCTCCGTCAGAATTTCCATCCAAGGACTTGTAAACGTCATGCTCGTGTGCTAGTTCCTAATATTCCATTAAAGTAATTTCATGGTCTTTTTTCAAGGCGTTTTCGCACGCTTCTTTAAAAGGCTTTTTGTATAAAACTAAAATAGCGTGTCTTAGTATACTTAACTATGCCTTAATGCTATTAATTTCTCCCTAAAGTTTTTCATCTTCACTATTAGAGTTAAAACGTACCTCGTGAACTGCTGTACTAATAGCTTCTGTTATTTCCTTAGAAATGGCCGCCCTTCCGTCGGCAGTCTATCTAGCTTTTTCTTCTTTGTACATTTTATAAAAAAATCTAGCGGCTGTTGTAGCGCCCGCCGCAACTATGCCAAAAAGAAACTAAAGCCAATACTTGACTATAAATTCTAACATTCTTTTCCCTTCTTTTAGCGTGGTTTCATTATTTATGAAAAAAGTAGGGATTAGATTAATTTATTCTGACCAATCGTGCTTTAATACATGAAGTCCTAAACAAATCGCATCAGCTTCATCAGAAGTAGGGTCAAAGCCATATATATTTTTAACATACAACTAAGCATTTTTCTTCTATTCTTCTCGTCTTTTACCCTTAACTCCACACGTACTTTTCCATGAGGAAGCTAAAACTAACTAATAAGAAATTCCTTTTTCTTCTAGTAAAGTCATTAAAGCCCCTTGTACGTGCGCAAGTTTTTTATAAGTAGGAAGCCCAGTAACTCCAGTCCCTTTAGCATCCTAAAGCTAAATATCTTCTAAAGCTACCTAGATGCTTCCATCTACAGAGTCGATAATGCCATTAAGCCACTGCCGCAACTAAACAATTCTATTTATATAATCGCTTCCACTAAAAGTTACGTGACCATGGGCGATTAGTTCCTAACCATTAAATACTGCGTATCCAGTTATCTTAGTGCTTTGATCTAAAGCTAATAATAAATTACTTCCCACTAGAGCCGAATCCTCCAGTTCTCTTTTCTGTTGCTTCATCTGTTTCTGTAACTAGATATTTTTCAAAGATACCTTGTCCGATTTTATCGCCTTTCTTGATGAGAACAGGATTAGGACCGAGGTTTATGAATTGAAAGAACACTTCGCCCTCATTATCGTTATTACCGAAGTAGTCTGCATCCACGATCCCGACTCCGTTTGCAAGCACTAGCCAATTCTTCAAAGGCACTGAACTGCGGGAAAACAGCCTGAGATGCACATTACTAGGCATTTGACATTTCACTCCAGTAGAAACAAGAGTAAAACGAGTGTCAGAATTTTTAGTAAATTCTGCGATTTCATCAAGAGTAAGAGGCTCATAAGGCTTTCCTTGGTCATGCGTATATTTTCTTAAAGTATCAAATTGAGAAACAAAAGAAGGAATAATAGTATCCTCTGCTGCGAAGAAATCATAGCCCGCGGATTCCGCAGTTGACCGGCGCGGCATATCTACCTCAGTAAATCTTGAAACCTTCTGAAAAACCATTAATAATCCTCCCCGTTATACTCAATATCAACCTGCGTGCTAGGATCTTTTTCCTCAGTAAACTTCTTAGTAAGAGAAACCTTATACCAAGAATCAATTACTTCGCCTTTTGCTTTCTGTTCTCTACTAACACAATTATACTTAGAAAGGGTGTACATATTACTCTGTTTTGCTTCATTAATTAGATTCTCAACTTCATTCTCACTATCAACTCTATAGATTTCAGTAACTTCAATCAAGTATTTCATTATTTTACCTCAATTTCTTTATTATAATCTGCGTTTGCAATAGATGTAACCAGAGAATTTTTAATATAATCTGGTGCATGAACAGTTAGTCTAGTAATGCCATTCTCATAGCAATATTTTACAACTTCTTCTGGCTCACATCTAATAAATTCTTTTGCGATTATTTCGTTATTTTCAAATATTCTTATTTGCGAAACCCAAGTAAATTCTTCATAAAAAATAATAGCTTCTTTCAAATCTCAATCACTCCTTGGAAGTAATCAAAGAATAAATACATTTTACAATCATCGCCTTCTCCCACCCAGAATTCAATCCTATCATCTTCTACGGAGATTTCTTTGATAGGACCTAGTTCCTGCGCGAGTGCGAGAATCTCTTCCGCCATCTTTCTATAGCGATGATATTCCTCTTTATATGTAAAGAGAGTAAAATATCTTTCATCATGGTTTAAAAACATATAATACTTAGAATCATGGGAGGATAAGAACTTGGAAACCCGCAAAATAGCTTTATGGATATCTTCTTCTGTGTAATTAGGCATTTTACTATATCCAGCTTGATTAAATTCGTATAATGTCATTCTTTCTTCTCCTGATGTTTTAAGTCGTAAATTTTTTGATTACGAGAACCACGCATCCAAAGAGTAAGATCTCGTTGTTCTTCAATATAAGGTCCATCTATTAGATAATCTATATTAGATAAGATATGTCTTAGATGCGTGGTTAAATTATTTAATAAATCTTCATATAAATATCCAGTCCATAAATATATTTTTATATCTGGATACACTTTTCTTACTTCTGTTATAATGAGGTTTGTAAGGAATTGATTTTCTTCACAAAGCGGTTCCCCGCCTTGAATTGCTAATGAACGAGATACACCATTAGCAGTAAGCCCAGAGATAATAGAATTAAGTGTCTCTTGAGTAAATTCCTTACCTTCGTTGAAGTACCAAGTTTCTGGATTGTGGCATCCTTTACACTTAGATTTACATCCTTGAGCGAAATAAGTTAAACATATACCTGGGGCTGAGGCTATGTCATTTCGTATAATCCCTGCATATCTCATTCTCTCACTCCTACGTGTTTAGTTCTCATTTCAGTTTCCTGCTGCTTGCCGAGGTTAAAAGCACTCTTATAATCACCTGTTAAATATCCAGTAACTCTACGTAGGCGCTGAATATTCTGGCCGCCGCACATAGGACAAGAATCATCCATTTCATCGGTGTATCCGCAATCTAAGCAAGTATCATTGGGGACATTGATCGCGAAATAAGGTATATCGTGATCCATTGCATAATTTACAATAATCTCTAAAGCTTCTGGGTTATGCTTTGCACTAGAATCTAATTCTACATAAGTAATACATCCAGCCGAAGAATATCCAGTAAGCTGAGATTCAATATCAATTTTTTCAAATACAGAAACTTGTTTCCATACCGGCGTATGAATAGAATTTGTGAAATAATCATTTTCACTTACATTAGGAATTTTACCATATTTTTCCTGGAACTTTTTCATAGAAGTATAAGCTAAATTTTCTGCCGGAGTAAAATATACACCAAAATTAAGTTTATAATTTTTCTTAAATTCCGCGCACCTATCTTTAAATAATTGTTCAATCCGTTTGGCTAATTCCATTCCTTTATCTGTTGTTTGGTCACAACCGATTAAAATTTGAAGTGTTTCAGCTAATCCAATTTGGCCAATAGCCAGAGTCCCATGTTTTAACGCGCTTCTAATGCCTTCTTCTGGATTATACCCTGCCATAACATGATTTCTATACATAAACTTGGCGCTGGCTGGAGATTGAGAGCAAATATATTCAAATCGCTCAATGAGCATATCTTTAGCTTCATGGATTTTTTCATCAAGAAGATTCATAAATAAGCTTATCTTATCTGGAGCGTCCTCAGTGGTTCCATCATATTCTTCTTTTGCTTCCATAGCTAAAGTGGGCATAATAATAGTTACGGGGCAAATATTACCACGGCCATCTTTTAGCTGGCCGAACCCATTGATGTCGTAGCCGTTAGCTGTTCTACACATTTTATCTAATGTTACCATTAGTACTGACTATATCTTCTACTTGTGACTAAGTAGTCTTCCGCTTCGGTTTTCAGATGCTTCGTTTCCTAAAACATCGCTGGTGCTTATCTCCAGCCCTACTCCCATACATTCATCAGGGATAGTCGATACAGGTTTTTAATATATTTTAATAATTTTATATTCATCTTTATAAGTAAATTCATTTCCTCTTTTATACGCTTTTGAGCTAAAACTGCGAGGTTTTATATTAAAGTATCTTTCTGCTTCGGCGTAAGAAGAAAAATCTTTACTTTCTTGAGTAGAAAGTTTTATTACTCGTATATTTTTTGGTTTTTTAGACACTTTTCTTTCACGGTCTTGCCTTTGAACTTCTCCGTATTCTTTATCAGCATAGGCAATTAGCCATTCGTCTTTATAAGGTTTTTGGATTTCTCCAAGACAACGCCTAGATATAAAAAGATGATTAGTCTCATTAAAGAATTTTTGCATTTCGGCTTGAGAATTAAAATAATACTCTTCTTCCGTCTTTATATTTTTGCATTTAACGGCAGTTGAATTAGGATTTTTACCCCCTAATTTCGTTTCTCTAATTTTTTCCCCGATTTGCCTTAGTTCTTCTTCGGTCTTACTCTTATAAGTATTGCCACCACATTTTGATGTTGCATCAGTCTCATTATATCCTTCTTTTACACTATTAAAATACTTAATCCAATATTGCTCTGCTAATGTCAATTCTTCCTAGGTATTTTTATTATCCCATTCTTCAACATCAAAATTTTCAGGCCCATACTTTCTAATGGCTCTGGCAAAATGAGTATCTAATCTACCATTTAAAGCATCCTATTGATGACGATGCCATCTAGCCTCTATGCTGCCTATTGTCTAACCAATATATACTTTGCCATTTAATTTATTAGTAATTTTATAGATAAACATATTTATTTACTCCTTTACTTTAATATAGCTATATTATATAAAAGAGCCAAATTTAAATCAAATATATTAAACTTCCCACGGTCTCAGCCTATTTAACATTCATAGGTCCTAACCGTTAGCCTACTTTATAAGTAGACACCCTCGAGCGAGGTTCAAAAGATTTTACATGAGCTGTAGTTTACGCTTACCCATGGTCGAGAAATAAGTCCGCGGGTCATCTCGGTCATACCCTTCATTGCCGCTCCAATCGACATTTGCATAATTAGGATAAAGCCTTTGAGAAGTAGACTTCAATGCCAGTTGGAACAAATCATAATTAGGATCTCCAGGTTCTCTATTGACACCTTTCATACACTGAAAGATAGAACAAGGGAAGATAGGTGTTTTATGTAGTTTACCTACTCCTTCAATAGAGGTTTCTAATAGAGATTTAATAATCATACGGCCTTCAGGAAGAGTACAAGTACCAAAATTGATAGAAGTAAAGGGGAGTTGATTCCCGCTTCTACTCTGCAAAGTATTAAGGTTATGGAACATTCCTTCTACTGCCTGATGAACTTCTTTAACTGTCATATCCATAGCATAATTATAAGACATTTTATGCTTATAAATCTTAGTATCTTCGATACTAATATCTTTAGCTTCATCACTAGAAATAGCCAATTTGAGTTCGGCCTCAAAGCTATCAATGTATTTTAATCCATCTATATAATGTTTATAAAAACTTTTACGGACGTATGGTACCATCGTCCAATCAAGATGTGTAGCGCTAACTCCACCAAATTCTTGTAAGCTCTGAAGCTGGAAAATCACCGCGACAAGCTGAAAAGCTGTATTAACGCTATTGGCCGGCCGCACATCAGTCTGTCTAGTATCAAAGCCATTAGCCAGTAAATCATCAAAAGGTACACTTAAGCAGTTTCCAGTAGTAATGCCATTTGGGAGAACGAAGCTATGAGTATTTTCAACTTGCAAACACCATACCTCTTCTTCCTTATCTTCTTCAATATTTACAACCGTCCAATAGTATTTATTTGTATCTCCAATAAAGGTATATTGTTTAGTGAAACCTCTTGTGGTATAATTTGTCTTTTCTCCAGATTTGTCTTTAATTCCAAGAATAAAATACCCCAGCGCAGGGGCTTCATCTTCTATAAAGCTAGCTATTTGTTCATTTGTAGTAGTAATCGTTTTACTGCTCCCTGTATGCTGTCCATCTGCACAATATAATCCATCAAATAAAGCTAGTTTTTCGTTTCTTGTCATAAGATTAAGGTCGGGGAAGATTTTCCTAAATCCAATCGTGCTACTGAATGTTAGATATAGGTCGCCGTTAGGCATTTCCTTCGTAGAATGTTTCAACCCTATAAACCTTTGTTCGTATTTAATTTTTTCGCCACAAAGTCTCATACGAACGAATTTAATATCTTCATTCTTCTTTCCGTGCGACCATCTACAAGCCTCTGTACCATCACCAAGGACAAATCCTAAACACCAATAATATTGTTCTTTTTCTGTCGCCATATCCCAGTCAAACCTTCTAATACTAATCGGCGCCTTATAAAGTTTATCTCCTATTTTTAAATGAGTTGTTTCTGCCCCATTTTCTAATATCCATCTATGGTTTGCTGTAAAACGCTCTGTAACAAATCTTTGTCCAGCAAGAGAAAAAGTAACCTTGTTCAACTTTTGAACTCCAAATTTTTTAACTGTAGCGTTATTAAAGCTACCATCATGGCTTAACACTACTATTTTATCACCATCTTCATGGTCAGAAAAAGAATGAACTCCGAAATCTTTAGTGATGAATTTTGTCTCTCGTGCACAGCAGTTGTGCATCCCGACTGCGTAGCTATCTAAATCATGAATATAAATTTCATTGTTCAAATGATTCTGCTTTGCCATATTAGATACAATATAATCTAAAGCATATTGTTTAGTCATAACGCTAGAAGCTTCACCGATACGGCCTCCGAAAGAAGCTTCATCTACGTTCGCATTTTGGTTTTGGATATTAGAAGCAGAAAGCTTTTCGCCAATAGCATCAAAGAAATCCGCTTTTACATCCCTAGCTACTTCCTTCTTATATCTAAATCTAATATAAGCTCTAGCTACGTCTCTGCGTTCAGACTGCATTAATTCATCTTCGACCCAGTCTTGAATCATTTCAACAGTTACATTAGCAGGAGACTTGTTGATTTCTTTCTCAATATCATTAGCGATTTCTTGTGCTGTTTCATCTTCATATAAAGTGCCATCAACTTCTACAAATGCTTTGTTAATAGCATTGATAATCTTATTTTTATCAAACTCAACGGTTTCACCGCTACGTTTCACAATATACATAGTTAATCACCTTTGCTTTCTATAAGTTATATTATACTTTAAAAAATCATATAAGTCACTTAATTACATTTGCCTGCTCAGCAATTTTCAGTGCGGAAGCAAGAGGTGTAACTCCTTCATTTTCAATGGGAATAATACCGGATACATCAGAATTAGACAGAAAGAGGAAATCTTCTTCATCTGCGGAAAACCTGCGAATAATCTCCTTCACATCAGGATTATTTTCTCTATTAAGCTGTCTAAGAAGTCTAGTCTTATCAGAGCAGTTAATTTTATAGATACTAAGCTTGACATTAGGATTTTTACTTAGATTATAGATTCCATAAGGATTAAAAACTCCAATGTTGATTTTATCTTCGTCGAGTTCTTCAATGCTAGTACCATAGTTCCAGTTATTAAATCTAGTCCATTCTAGCATTTCACCAGAAGAAATGGCAGTTTGAAATTGCTCGTTAGTTAGATAAAAATAATTCTCGCCTTCTTTCTCTCCTTCCCGGATAGGTCGAGTAGTATAGCTAATAATCTTATGAAAGCTATTAGACAGCTTAGCGAGTTCATTCAAGATTGCATCCTTCCCAGAACCTGCTTTCCCGCAAATCGCAATTACTTTAATCATCATCTTGTTCTTCCTCCCCTTTATACCTTTCACTTCTAAGTTCTAAGTTACCTTCTGCATCAATAGAATCAATGTGATAAAGCTGATGCTCTAATCCACCGGAAGCATACTTCTTAGCGACAAATTCATTTCCTCTTCTGATTCCACTAACCAGAATCTTCTCACCGCGCTTGAACCAACTAGATTCAACTATCTTTTTAGTTCCATCTTCTCTACGTTGAGAAATACGTTTATCAAATAAAGCAAAATATTCTTTGCGGAATTTGACAGGTACAACGCCATCAGTAGTCAGTAGAGTCACAGTTCCTTTTGCTTTATTCTTTGCAATACAAGTCCCGCAGATGCAATTTAACTTATAGATAGGAATTGTAAAATCTCCTCGTTTAATCACATCTTTAACCACAGGCTCTTCTGGTAAAGAATAAAAATCAGACAAACCATATTTAAATTTATTAACGTGCGCGAGCTCGTGCTCATGCGCGTAGAAACACACAGCTTCCATTTCCCATGCGGACAAATTGCCGGTTGCATATTTTTCCCAATCCTGTAAAAATATGGAAGTATTCAGAGCATCCAAAATTTCTTCTTGATTTTCCGCCATCCAATTTCTAAAAACATCCATATATTTTTGGTAGGTTTTATTCCAATCTTTAACCGGCATTAAATAACCCACGGGGATGCCATCTAAAATATTAGTGGATACTAAGAAATTAACCGCTCTTTCGTCAAGCTGATAATATTCTCCAACTTTGCAAGTATCTTTTAAGTATCTATTAAATTCATACACCCGAGACGAAATCACAAATTCCTCGCTATCCTGCGGAATCAGATCGTATTTCCGCAGACTAGAATAATTCTGCATCGTGATACGTTTTTTCTTATCACAAGTTTCCCAGATATATTCTACCATTGTGCGGTAACGAGGTCCTAGGCTATCAAAAACTCCGCCTTTAATCAATTCAACCATAACTTTACGATTAGGATTAACTCTATAATAGAAATCCAACATAGAATTATAAGGTCGATTTTCGATAATTTGATTAGCTAACCCATCATTTACATTTGCTATTCCCTTTAACCCAAAGTAAATTTTATTTTCTTCGGCATTAGGAACAAAGCCAAAACTAGAATTATTGATATCAGGTAAACTAACTTGGACTCCTGCTTCTTTCATCTTGCCAATAGCACTAGCCATTTTATCATAATTACTAGAACTATCTTCTCCTACTGAACCACTATCATTAATTAAGCAAGCGCAATTCCAATAGATTGTAGGATATTTATAAGCTAAATTCATTTCTTGGAGAGCCACGAGTGAATAAGCGAGTGTGTGAGATAAGTTGAACCCATAACCTCGGCTAGTGGAGACTAAAACCTTCCAAACATAGTTGCAGAGATTCTTACTTAAATTCTTCTCTTTAACTTGTTCAAAATATTCTTCTTCCAGCTTTTCAAACTCGGCTGGATTTTTCTTTGCAATACTCTTGCGGAGACGATCACTCCAGTTTAAGTCAAATCCACCACATTCGGGAATCTGAACTAGCTGCATGAATGATTCTTGGGATTCTGCAATCCCATACGAGCTTAAAAGATATGGCTTTAGCAAATCTTGCTCTTGTCTGGTTAAACCATATTCATCCATTTCCTCATACCATTGAGTAATATCATTCTTAAACCTTGCAAATTTATGAAGAGGTTGTTCTCCACCTTTTTCTTGAGCCATAAGACGAATTACAGAATTAAGGTGAGCTAAATCCTCAACGCTTTTAGGCTTAGTAAGAGCAATACCCTGAATACCACTTTGTTTCTCCATCTGAAATAGCGAAATAACTTGATGATTCCATACCATTTTCCACATTTCAGGGTCATCTCTTTCAAGATTGTAAATACCAACAGTGGATTCATAAGTTTCTTTAAGAGTGGCTTTACGTTCAATTATTCCAGCATCGCATAATAGGTCAAGACAAATATGGATTTTATCTTCAGCTTCAACGCTCAACAAATCATATTTAATAAGACTACACTCCTCACTATCGTGCAGGTCAAAAGCTGTAACTATAGTTCCATCAGGAGCGCGCATTAAAGAAGTTGTATTCGTAAATGGTTCATCGACGAAAATAACCCCGCCGGCATGAACTCCCATTCTACAAGGTAAACCTTCTATACTTCTTGCAATTTTCCAAAGCTCTGGTCTTGCGTTCATTTCATCTACAAAAGGCTTTACTGGAGCATAATCGTTATCTTTATCTCCATAATAACATTGATGAAGAGTTCTGGATATTCCTCTATCTTCTGGAACAAGAGAAGAAATATATTGGGCATCCTCAACGTCTATACCCAAGCCTCGTGCGGCCGTCAGGATAGCCGCTTTAGGCTTTTCTGTACCGAAAGTAATAACATTAGCTACTCTATTTTCACCATAAACTTCTCTAAGCTTATTTAAAATATCTTGACGACGAGATCCCTCGACATCTATATCTACATCCAACACAGAAACTCGGCTAGGATTTAAAACACTTATTCCACTGTCGCCAGTGGAGCTGACTATATCTTACTCTCCTTTATAAAACACCTAAAATCCTAAATACTTTTTACCTTTCCTAATTCTGTCGCATATTTCTTGCCTTACAGAATTTAGATTGGTCATTTTAGTATATTTGTTTTTAATTAACCATTCAGCAGCTTCTCTTGTGGTTTCAAATTCATAGGTATTATTATTTTTATCAATTAAAAATAATGGTTTAGATTGTTGCTATCCTGGAGTAAAACGTTTAATTCCATTTTCATTTAAGATTCTGTCAATCGAAGAATGGTCGCATCCAATCTCTAAAGCCACTTTTCTAGCAGATTTTAATTTCATATATTTTTCAATAATATCATCTATATCCCAATTATATAATTGAACTGTTCGTCCGCCTAAAGTGCTATTATAACCATTAAAATAACTATCATAATATTCTATCCAATATTTTTCTCTTTCATCTAAATATTGATTATCAACTTCTTCAACTTTTTCGCATTTAAAATTATTAATTCCATATTTGTTAAATGCTTTATATAAAACTATTTGAGAAAAATATTCTTTATTACTATTACTTTTATGCTGCTAAAATCTTTTTTCTACCGTTTTAACGGTCTAACCTATATAGACTTTTTGATTAATTAAATTTGTAATTTTATAAATATATCCCATTTTATCTTCCTCCTTATATTAAGGAAAATAAAGGAGAGTCCTCGCGCTTCGGATAGTGATAAAATCTACCCTACTTCCTTACACTCATCAGGAATAGTCGATACACTCCTTACTTTCCTTTGACTACTCAATAGAAAGTAAAAAGCACGGTATTGAGTTTAATTAAAACTGTCCACCGTTAGCAAAATTATTTAGCATAATTTCACACCGCTTTTTCATGCGTTCACGAGGTTTTTTATAAGTATGTCACCATACTTAGGAGACCTTTAAACCTATAGGTTAATCTCCAAGCGAAAGTTTTAGTGGTTTCGCGCAATGGGTTTATCTGGGTGATCCCCATCATATTCAGTAGGATAAAGCCAACACCCGAGCCTCTGCCTGGTCCAACTAGACTTCCAGCTTCCCACACAGTATCAATAATCTTTTGCAGATTTAGATAATATGCGCTCCAATGCGTTTTATTAACAATAGAAGAATCCCATGTCATCTGCAAACATTCATTTACAGCGTCATAAGTTTCTTGATTTTGATAAGTAATTTCCTTTTTAATTGCTTGAATAATAACATTTGCGAGTATTTTATCGCCTTCATAATCAGAAGCAATGAATTCAAATAAATAAGGAATTTTCTTAATATAGAAATCCTTATCTGCGGTTGACACGTATTCTGGTATCTTCCAAGCCAGCTCAGGAATTTTAAGCGGTTTCCGCAAACTATAATCTTCACAAATATCTTTAATCTTGCGGATATTTGAGTAAGCTTTTTCTAACTCTTCTTTTGTTAAAGCGAGGCGAGACTCTAATTCTTCTGTATCCATCATATAAGTCGTAGCATAAAAAGCATCAACTTCTCGCTCACCATCCTCAGAATTTAAGTAAGCTTTATGGACGTATCTATCTTCGTTCTTGAGATAATGACTATCTGTTGTTATGATATAAGGAATATCTAACTTTTCAGATAGAGTAATCAATTCTCGATTTACAAACGTTTGTTCTTCGGAAGCAGAAGGTTGAAGTTCAAGAAAGAAATTTCCTTTTCCGAAGAGCATTTCCATATTTTGACACCAATGGCAGATTTTGGAATACAGCTCATCGGTAGGAAGTTCTTTCCACTTTAGGATTTGGGTAGGTAGAACTCCACCTAAGCAGGCAGTACTCCCGATAATATGTCCTTTATTCTGGCCAATGATTTCTTCTAAGTCGCTATAATATGTAGGAACTCGTCTTGTGCGGCCTGTCATGTAAGAACGCATCCAAGCTCTCGTTGAAATTTCTCTAATCTGCTGATGACCGATAGCGTCTTTTGCCAAAAGAATAAAATGCCAGTATTTGTCAGAGGTTTTATCAAAATTTTGAGCTTTTAATCCGTTTCGGCATAGATAGATTTCATTTCCAAGAATTACTTTAAAATCAGGATGTGTTTTCTTAATTTTTTCATAATATTTTTCTACTTTTACTGCGTTACTAATACATTCATGCTCAGTAATAGCGACTACTTCATGTCCTAACTCGATAGCATAATCAATTAATTCTTCTGGCATAATGATAGAATCTCTAAGTCGAAGATTACTATATCCAGTATGATTATGCAAACTGCCAGGGTAATCCATACCTTTCACATCCTTTCTATAGATATAATATCATATTTTTCTATGAAGTTCAAATCACTGACCAATCAAGGTAAGACGCTTACTTGCACGCGTACAACTAGTATACAACCAGCGACGATGCTCATCTTTATCATAAGGAAATCCTTCTTCTAGTACGGTAACCTTATTCCACTGGGACCCCTGCGCCTTCCAAGTCGTCATTGAATACCCATAAGCGAACTCATAAGGAGGAGTAAAACAAGGCATATCTTCGTCTTTAGGCTTGTTCTTATTTAGAATATATAATTCTTTAGGAGTAAAAGCTGGTTGTCCAGTAAGCAAACAATTATAATCAATAGGACAATTAACAAATCTATCTCCATCTTCTAATAAAATATCAGTATACATAATATCTACATTCTTAGAATCAAGATTTCTAAAAGTTGGAGACCGCTCTGTAACTATATTATAGTTCTCTATCCTACCGATAACTCCATTAGTAAGTGCCCATTCGCCAGACGCAGATTCATAGTCCCAATGGTTATGTAGACATATAAGTTTATCTTTCTCGTCGGGTAGAGGCCCATAACCTAGCGCCTCCCGCACAGTACTATTAAGTAGATTTCTGGTTTTATTAGTAGCACATAAAATCTGGTCGGCCCAAAGTAACATACCCATACTTAAGTCTTTTGCTTTAAAATACTGTACTTCTTCTCCTGCAAAAGGAAACATACTAACTGGCTTATTTTCTCTTATCCACATGGACAACCGCACAATTTCACTTCCTTTTGCTTGTCGCATCACTTCATCCAAAAAAACATGAGGCGTATCAAGAACATGATTATCTTGTGTCTTATCTATAGGAGGAAGTTGCTCAGGATCCCCTAGAGCTATTACGTATTTATGATGCGATAGAAGTAAATCCCACATTTTTTTAGGTAGCATAGAAACCTCGTCTACGACAATAAGTTTATAATTATCTATAGACTTTCGAGGGATAAAAGCATATCTACCATCTTTCATTCTCTTAGAAAAATAAAGTAGCTTATGTGCGGTTGTGGCATTAGGATTACCTTTTTGTCTTAGAACTTGAGCAGCTTTACCAGTGAAAGAAATATAAGCCACGCTTTCCGGGTCTAAATTCAATGCTGCGATAATGAATTTAACCAAGGTTGACTTCCCCGTTCCAGTTCAGGCGTAACCAGATATGCAAGTATATCTTTCTCCTGCTCTATATCTGGCTACAGCGATCTTTAAACCTTCTTCTTGTTTAGTGACTAGAACCATGGTTTAGTTTCTCCCTCCTTTCTTTTCTATCTATTGCCATATTTAAATATTCATCAAATTGTTCATAATTAATTTTTCCCTCTAAAAGTGAGCAATAAGCTTTATAGCCCTCTTCTCCAGCTATATGGTTGATCCATTCATACGTAAACATTGCATAATCGTCTGCTGTTGCTTTTCTTTTTCTACTTTTCATTTAGTCATGCTCCCCAACTAAATCATCAAGAATCTGGAAAAATTTTAACATATCTTGGCGAGCTACACGCATAGAAGCCTCCATATCTCCATTATATAGATTATGGGCTTCATATCTAGCTTGTGCTTCTCGTGCGATTCTGTATCTCAAGCATAAGCTGTCAAACCCATAACCTTTAATCTTATTTTCTACTTCTCTAAAATCCATAATTAAAATCTCCTTTATTTCATATAAATATTATATCATATAAAGTAATTTATTACAATTTTGGGTAAAAATTTCCCTAAGCCATTTTTAATCTGAGGTTTATGGATTTAACTACTGTATGCGCCCCGATATACCTGTTACCCTAGATAAAAAATAAAAGGGACTAGTTTCCTAGTCCCTTAATATTAAGCTGCAAAATAATTATAAGCTATTGTTGCATACTTCATACGAGCTGAGCAAGTACTAGCTGCTCCTCGCTCATAACACTTAAAGAAGGCTTTAGCTGCTTGCTGTTCATTAGTTAAATTCAAGAATTTAGAATAATTAAAACCGCTTGCATAAGCTCTACCATAAGTATTTAGCTCGTAAGAAATTGTATTAGCTAAAAAAGCGCACTGCCCTTCTAATGAAGCGCCCCAAACTCCAGAGTAACCTCTCGACCACTGGCAAAGACCATAATAGCTACCACTGCTACTAGTAACCCAATACTTGAGATTTAAAGTGCCTCCACCACACTCGCCCATCATATTACCCATAATTCCTGCGGCGACGTAGTTATTATATCCCAGAGTCTCAGTTAAATATCTCCAAACATAAGTAGCAGAAGGATATTGAGATTCCTTTAAAGACCAACGGCTATTATAATCAGCTACTAAAGAATCATAAGTTGTTTGGTATCCCTTCTTCAAAGCCTTAGCGTCATTATATTCTTGTTTCGCTAAAACAATAGTAGAATGAGATTCATCATAGCCTAACTTGCGGGCGGCCTCTGCCATAGCGTGTGCCGCTTCCATTTTCTGGCCTTGCGTATATGCCATAGAAGCGAGATTATTAATGTCACTATAAGTATAAGTAGTTCCATTATATTCAATACCATAGGCAGCTCCTGCGCTCACACAAGCTCCGGCCGCAATCACCAAACATAAAAATACTGTAATAAAGCGTTTCATTTAAATTTGCTTCCTTTCTTAAATGTTTAAGGGTTTATCCCTTATTCGTTTAAGTCGGTTGCGCTATTGAGATTAAAAATAAAATTGCTGAGTTTCCATAATATCATAATTCTCAATGATAATCTAGGGTGTTACCATGTCATTCCATACATTTGCTTCACATTTACCTACGACATTGATAACAACACAACCGGATTCAGAGAATAGTTTATTAAACTCTTCCTCACTTGACTTAAATTTAATGCAGCTAACTCCATTCGGTAAATTTATCTTTAAAGTGGGATTTTTATCACGCGACATCAGATATAAATTATCTCTTGTCACTTTAATTCCTTCTATTGCTACATAGGCTTCGTCAATATCTTGGCCCCACCAAGGTTTTAAACTTGCAATATCAAGAATCATAGCGGAATTAAAATCATTGGCAGAAAAAATATAGTCAACTCGATATGAAGGTTCAAACTCTATATCTTCTAATTCCTTTTCAGCATATTCCATAAATGCTTCAAAATTAGAATCAAGGATACCTAATCCAAAAGCATTTGCGTGTCCTTGCGCAAGATAGACTAAATTGGAATCTTCACAAAAGGTTCTAAAATCTTTTAATTGAGATTTATCGTAGCCTCTAGCAGAACCTTCCCACTTTAATCCTTCTTCTGATTCATAAGGACTAAGAATAGCTGTAGGTCTTTGGTACTTAGACATTAGCTAATTTGCTATTAATCCGGCAATAGAACGATCAACTGAAATATTATCTAATTTAATAATAAGAAGTTTTTTATCTAGTAGCTTCTCTTCTTCAATCTTATTTTCTATTGCTTCTAAGCTATCATCTCTAAGTCTTGTCTGCCTATTTTTCACGTTAATGCAGGTCCTAATAGCTTGTTCAACCCTAGATTCAAACAAACCTTTACATCCACGTTTAGTAGATGGTATTTCCTCATATGCTTTCCATTCAAGCATAGATTCAAATAAAGTTATTTTCTCTTCTAATGTTCCCACTCTCGTAATTGCATTAACGTAAGGAGCCACATAAAATGCGATTCCTATTGGAGTAACTGCACTTCCTATTGAGTATTCATTCTTCTCTACCATACCAGCCAGAAATGGATTACGAATCTATGCGATTCCTTTTGAAATAATCTGGCGGGTTTCCATGTCTCGTAGCGACATCATATCAGCGGTGATGCCTAACATAGTTAAATCAAGCTGTAAATCAGCTTTATTTTCTTCTCGGAGCGTATCCAAATATTGACAGAATTTGTAAACAATTCCAGCGCCCGAAAGAGATTTAGTAGGATAATCACAAAGTTGATTATTAACTACGCAAGCGTATTCTGAAATACTGTCTGCGTGGTGGTGATCCAGTATAAGTACATCAATACCTTGCTCAAAAAGTTCCTTATGAATTTCAACTTCATTACTACTAGAGTCGGCGGCAATCACTAGGCCAGTTCCTTCTTTAATCTAAGAAACATCAATACCATGTTGCTTGCCGGGATGAAATACATAATAAAACTTAGATTCAACTATACTTGGCATCCACTCATGTAAATAATTTAGCAAGATAGCAGATGAAGTGAAACCATCACAATCAGCGTCAACAATCACATAAATCAGTTTATCATCAGCTAAATGCTTTACTAACATTTTAGCAGCTTCATCAATTCTATCAAGCAGAAGAGAAGAATAAATATCTTCATCTGTGGTGTTTAGATAATGAGAAACTTCATCATATTCAATTCCTCGATTTGTTAATACCTAAACGATTGGTGTATATTCTTTATTTATTGGATTTATTAGCTAATACTTCAATCTTGTCTCTCCTTCCAAAACACCACAATTTATTTTAAAAAACTCTTAAATAAATTAATCATTTTTGTTTGTGGGTATAAATCTATTATTTAGTAATTCTTCAAAAATACTTTTACCTTGGTCGATAGGGGAATCTTTGTAGTCTGTAAGCATACCTTTATCAAAGATACAAGTAATTTTGACTCGATTCTTATACTTGTTATGAAATCCTATTAGCTTATGCTTTAGACGTTTAAATTCTTCGTCGCCAATCTCTTGAAACTGCCGGTCAAAAGCAATAATGATTTCTCTAACCCCAAGTTGTAATAGCATCTCGACTTGATATGCCGATAAGCTACTGCCGCAACAAGCAACAGAAATATCAGAGTCCCCATACAAGCATCTTGATTTCATACAGCTTTTTTCGCTTTCATACACGATTGCGGCCTTGGCGGTCTGAATCGCCTTAAAGCTAAAGTTAAGGTTGTATAGATTCATAGATAATGCGTGACTATAAGTCTTACCATCTATAGTAAGAGGTCTATATTTGCCATATCGGTTAGCATCATCTTCCGCCAAGCTGCGGCCGCGTATCCCGACTAATCTACCAGAAATATCAAAATGTGGAATTGTAATTTGCTCATGCGTGGGATAGTAGCCTATCATATATTTTTTACAGATTTCTTTACTTATTCCTTCTGCTTCCCAATTTAAGATTCTAGGATAATTAAATCTATTAAGAATAGACTTATCATATTCCTTAAGCTGTACTAATTGAGTTTTCTCGGTAGAATAGTCATATCTATCAAAGATTTTCCAGTCTTTTAACTCGTTATTATACTCCTTCGGTCTAGGAGCCTCCGCAAGTCCAAAGAAATCAGCTATATAACACATTGCATCATATAGTTCATAGTCTAAATTTCTTTGAATCTTAGCAGTTTTAATAACAAGTTGAAACACATCAAAACTAGGTTCTTCACAACCTGAATAACAATTAAAAAGTTTACTATTTTCATAATAATACAACTTGCGGGAACCTTCTCCAGGTCGATTATGACATATAGTCTGAGAAATTAATCCAGTTTCTACATATTCGGGTTCTCCACCAAGCTGTACCAATAAATCGTATATTTGTTCGATTTCTAGTTGGCTTTTTATTGTATCCTTATTATAATATCCAGCCATAGTTTAGCCGACAATCAGATTGGTAATTTCTCCCTTAATTCCAGCAGTTTTATTCAGATAATCAATGACATAATCCTTAGGATTCTTGCGCTTTTCAGTTTCACTCTTGCGAGTTTTCAGGATACCTTCATAAGTTTCCTTAGACATCTTATATTCAACACCCATAATATATTCTCCTTTACATCATCATATCATTTTGGTCAAAGAATTGTTCTAAAATAGTCTAATATGCTTCTGCTCTTCCTTTCCAATAAGCAACATTATTAGCACTTCTATTGTCTATAGCCATTATAATATAATATAAAGATAGAAGCAAAGCGTCTGATTTACCGCCTTCTGCTTCATACTCGCTCAATAAATCAGTGAATTCTTGAACTGTAAATTTATTTTCTAGGCAGAGATGCGAGTTAAGCATCTAAACAAATTTATCTAAATCCATATTATTCCTCCCAAGGTGGCGCATCATCATCCACCATAATTTTAATATCTTCAATACTAACCATTTCGTGATTATAAGTAGTTGCAAACATCGGTTTTACTCTACAAGTTCCTAAATCGGCATAACACCAGAGATAAACTCCTTTATATCTACCTCTTCTGTTTTTATAAACTGACATTTTAATATTTGGAGTTTTAAATCTGCCAGAAGCAAGAACTGGTTCTAATTTAACGAGATCTTCGTCTTTTACGTTCAATAGAATCATACCGACATCAATCTTGTCCGCTATCGATTTTGCACCTCGAAGTAAATTTTGGTCAGGAGTCTCGCTATCTGTATAGCTACCATTAAGCTGAGTGCCCGATAAAATAAAAACACCATAAGTATTAGCAATATCTTTTAAACGAGCTGAAAGCATAAAAAGAACATTGTCCTCACGCAACCTAACACCGCCACTCTTCCTCGTAATCTCGCTTAAGATTTTTAAGCTAGTATGAATGTAATCGTGACATTTTTCCTCTTATTTTTCAATAAGAACTGACTATATTTTACTTCCGTTTTGGAAGGAAACCTTTTCGGTTTTCAGAGACTTCGTTTCCTAAAATCTCGCTGTGTACCAATAACAGCCCTACTTCCCCGCCCAGAAGGCCTCGGGAATAGTCGATACAGGTTCTTTAGACATTTTTCCATGTCCTATTAGAGATAATATCCGCTATTGTGCTTTTAGATACTCCATATTTATCAGCTAACTTCTGATAAGAAATTTTCTCAGTTTGATAAATATTTCTTATTTCATTAGCTAACTCTAAAGTCATTTTAGTGTGACGCCCATTTTCTAGTACTTCTGGCATAATATTTTTGTATCGTCTGCCAGACCAAATATTTAAAAAAGAATTATAATGTAATCTATCTTTATATTTTTCATTATAAATCTTCTTCGGGCTTTCTTTTCTCTAATACGCCAATCTTAATTCAATAATTTCTTCTTTAGTTAATTTAGCTTGCGACCATGTAGCTTTTTCTTTTTGTTCTTCTGTCTTAGGAATTGAACAATTTTTGCCGCCATCTGCAATATTATATCCGTTTGGTACTTGGCTATTTTCCTTTTGTATATAATATACTTCTAACTAATTAAGGATATTTATATCATCAATTCCACTAATTAAAATTTCATATTTAAAATTTTCAATGCCGTATTTCCGAATGGCTCTATGTAAAGGATATTCATATCCAGAGCTTTTTTCATGTTTTGAATCATAAATATGATTATTATATCTAGTGTTATCTTCTCGAATTGATTGTCCGATATACTTTTTATTATTAATAAGATTGGTAAAACAATAAATAATTCCCATTATTGTAACTCTCCTTTTTTTATTTATACTATATATGAAAATAGTCACAACAACTTTGATTATTTCTGTCCAAAGTTTCCCACGGGATTACCATGCTATTACTAGTTTAGGCTTCCCCGTTAGCTTGTTTATTAAACAAACCCCAGTGGTAGCTGGAAAAGTTTTTCATTGGCTCACTTTATTGAACCACGTATTTTACGTCGTGATCTCTAATGCCTTTTTTAATTTTGTTTTCGATATCTTGCAGAGAAAAATCTGGTAGTTCTTCTATCCATAATGTAGCTTGCTTAAGAATTTCTGCCGCCTTGATTACTCTATCTCTTTCTCCATCTTCATATTGACCATTCAGGATATGCTCTTCATTAACAGCAGAAACAAAAGCCAACATCATAGTTTGTACTTCACTTTTATCTTGTTCTGTAGCGATAAAAAGAGTTGGCTGAGATTTACCATTTCTAATCCACATACCAAAGTCAGGCTCATAGATTTCGTTACACGCAAAATTACAGGCATCTGCCACCATAGTGCGTGTTTTGCCTACCCCTGTAGCTGCTGACCGAAGATAAAATTTTCTAAGTCTCGCGCCTCTAGTAACTGTATTAATAAGAGGCCCGTAGAGCGGAATTCCAACTTCTGGATGTTTTTCCAAATCCTGGATAAGCGCGAGAATATCATCACCAGCTTGATAACCTTCAGTCCCGTCGTCATCAACACATCTTAGTCTAATGTCATCAATACTAGCATCAATCATTTCAGCTATTCCCGCAAGTGAAATGTTATCTAACCAATCTTCTTGCTGTTGCTTCTTTTTTGTATCTAACACATTAGTTGGGTCATAGAACTGACGCATATCTAAGCCAAAATTATCATACGCCCGCATAAGAGTGAATTTCTTTAATCTATTGTAGTAATAATTAAAAGTATCTTGAGTAGCTATTTGTGAAATTTTAACTAGATATTCAGGACCTTTATTCTGATGAAAGATTGCATCATATTTCGGTCTGTTGCTTAAATAATCTATAATACTATCTATTGTGACGTCATTACCACTAGAATGAATATTATAAATACTACCAAAGACAATTCTATGAAACTCTTGTGCAAAATCTTCATCAGTAATAGTATATTTATCTGTTTCATCCAAGATAGAAGGAGTATTTAACACGCATCCAATTACCTGAATAACAGCAGTAGTATCAATGTAATCGCTCATTTCACTCCTCCTCTAGGAAAGAAAAAGAATTATTTCTCCGTTTCATTATTTCTCGCTCAGGAGAAGATATATGAATGGTCTTAGTCGGAAGTATATATTCATCCAAATCTATACTATCATTCTGCTGCTGCGCGAGCCATATAGAGTAGTAATATCTAGCTGCATCGTCATATTGATATGGGATAATTCCTACTCTACCTTCTGCTTTAGATAAATCGCCATGTTTAATCTCATAATGATAAACTAAAGTTTTAAGCATCCCAGAATAAGTATAATGATATTCTTTAGCATATTGCTTAATTTGTTTTGTTACTACTGCTGGTATAGTTTCATAACCAAATAATTGCTTGATATAACTATACAAATTCTCAAGATCTTGCTCTTCTGGGGTTTTAATCTTTATACCCTTTTCCGCACAAGCTTTATGGGCATATCTATTCGATCTCGGTTTTACATACTCCTCGCTATTTACATCCATTTGCTCGCCACAATACAGACATTTAACGAGATGCTTGGCCATACATATTCCTCCTTTCCATTTAATTTATATAAATATTATATCATATTATAATAAGAAAAGCAAGAGCTTCAAAGCCCTTGCTTTCTCATTTTATTCAACCATATCTTTCATATCCAAAAGAATCAGCTCTAATTGCTCACACTGAGAAGGAGTACAATCTCCAACTTTCTTACCTTTACCAAGATATTTCTCAACAAGAGCAGTAATCTTCATTGCATTAGACTGATTCTGCTCCATAAGCGTACCAACGAGACTTTGGAACTCACTCATCATGCCTTCAAAGTCATATTCCTTAGCGGCAGTAATCTGCTGTTTTTCATTAGTAACATATTTACCATCAGTCATTTCTGCTTCTTTATCAATAGCCTTGTTAAGAGCGGAAACGAGAGCTTCGTAAGAAAAGTCAATCTCGGGTTCAATATACTTAAAGCGGCAACCGCATCGAATACTATTATCAGGGGAGCGAAGAGTAAGTACCATGCGAGATGTACCATCTGCTAGCATCTTAGGATGTGCATAAGCAATAATATCGCTCATATTTTCGATGATAGAAAGTGCAGAACTCTGAATAGAGGAACCAATCTGCTGATATTCAGCTCCGTTCTGCGGCTTAACCGTCTTTTCCTTGTCATGGGACAAAAACACGATTGCATATCCCATTTGAGCCAGAGATCTAAAAGTGTCTTCGAACTCCTTTTTATATTTACTCCAGCCATTATTAGTCCATCCGCCGTCCCCGATATTGTCAATTCCAAGCTGATTACAAATATACTTCTGACACATATCAGCAGCAATATCAGCGGTATCCACAATAACACTCTGGAAAGTTTCTTTAACTTCTGGCTTTTTCAGCTCTCGCAAGACTTGTTTCATCTCGCCCCAAGATGTAATGTCTTGAGCCATCGCGCCCGGTATTGCGTTATCTTTACTACTTATAGTTTCCTATAAGAATAGACTATATCTTTCTTCTTTTTTAAAGAAGCGAACCACTTCGATTTAAGGGGTTCTCACCCACCATTAAGGCCCTACTCCTATAGACGTATTTCACGTCGCCATTTGGATAGTCGTTGAGCGTTCTTCCAAGTTGGAAGCTTCGTTGCGGATTGCCCAATCTTTAATGATTTTACCATACCTTAGTCATTACCTTCGCCACTATCTATATTACTATGATAGTTTGGTTATTAAAGCTCTAAGGGGTTTCCCGCAGTTCAATTCTTGGCGTTAATACAAATCACTTTGTATTACGGACTGTAAACGCATTTTCAAATTTATCTAATTTTCTTTTTAAACAAAACTTTTTAGTATCAGAATCATAAGCTTTACTAAGCCATTCATCTGTTTTTCCTTCTGTATATTCAACTTTATAAGTATTATTTGTACATCTGTGTTCTTGGCGAATAGAATTATTATATCCCAAAAATTCATTAATTTTAGAAATTACTTCATAAGTTCCTGTAAAATATGTTTTATATCTTTTAGTATCTTCTGAATAAGTAATCCCGCCATCTCCATCATAATATCCTAGAATCCAATAAAGTTGTAAATCTTTAGGTACTTTTTCCTTCTGTAGGATATTCTAAGTCTAAACTTTTATTTTGATGACAACCTAAAACTACTAAATCTTTTACCATTTTAACACTATTAAGATGAACATAAACATTTGGGAATTTACCCTTTTGCGAAGCACTATGAGTTACTTTTTTATTAGAGCCAACAGCTTTTAAGAATTTTTCTAAATGCTCTTCATCTTGAGGCTGCAAAGTAATATCTACTCGACCCCTATCTTCGCTAATTGAGCCATCCGCTGATAAAAATCCTAACCAATAAGCTTTTTCTTTAGTATCTATTTTTTTAAAATATGATTCATTTAAAGAAAATTTTCTTCTATTATCTTTTTGAATACCATATTTTTTTTACCTAAAGTACTTAAAGTATCAGGATTTATATCAAATTCTTTTGCTATAGTTTTATAGCTTTCTCCTTTCTCCAAATGCTTTTGAAGGTAATCCTTTCCAAGTTCTGTTAAAGAATATTTGTTTTTATAAGAAGAAACATAAGCGTTATTCATAATCCTCTTTCGAACGCTAGGAGAAGATGACCTGGCATTTGAGTGCCGAAGGTCGTCTTTCCGCTTTTCGCAGGTCCAAATAAAAAAGTAATATAGCCGCTCAGGTCTCGAGAAACCTTATGAGGCTGAACACTAAGAAGATTAATAGCCATTATTCAACCTCCTTAAAAATTGTATTCGTTCTTGTTCACAGTAAATGCGCTAGCATTATTCTGCGAATTTCTCCAATCTTCAGTCCGCTTCTTTTCTGCGGCAAGGTCAATCTCTCTCTTAGTAATCTTCTCCTGCAGCTCCACAGCAGTAATGGTACTCTCATCATCCCAGATATAAGGTTCAGGCTGCGCCCAATTAATTACATAATCCTTATAAGAAGAAACGACCTCGCGCACACTAGGCTCACCGAACGCAGATTCCTCTTCAATAGTGCGGACAGTAGTCTGAGAAATTTCAACACCCTTAACCCGAGTAAACACAGGATTTCCAGTAGAAGGCTCAAGACTCTCGAAGTAGTCAATAGCTCTAGGATTCAGGACACTAAGTTCACAAGGAAGAATGTCACCACGCCAATTAAAGACTGCACCCTTCACGATACCCTTCTCAGGCAGATTCTTACTCTCGTCGGCTTCCTTTCGAGTAAAACCATTGATAATAATATCTGCTTCAAACTCAGACCGCTTTTTGACATCAGACTTGAGTTCACTAGGATTAATCAGATGAATAAATCCACCCTCATTTCTCTTAGTGGAAACAAACTCATTATCCTTAGTATAGAAATCATTCAGTGCAATGTTGGTATTGACTCTCAGACAAGTAAGATTCTCCTTGCCATCCTTCATCACATAAGGATACTGGCCGGAAACAATACCATCAAGAATCGAGAAGTTATTATTAGAACTATCAATGTAAGAGAAGTAAACACTAATAACATTCATAAAGGTTTCATCAGTGGCAATGCTAATAGTACCTCTAATATAGTCGGTTCCGGGCTTCTTAGAGTTAGGACCAGTAACCTTCTTCTCAAGCTTATGCTCATAGAGATAACCTTCAATATAAACACTATTTACAAACTTATTCTTAGCCATATTTCTTTTTTCTCCTTAATCTTTTTAATTATTATATCATTTATTTATTTTTTAATCAATTATAAATTGCTTTGCATAAGGAACTTCTGTAGCAATAGTATCATAAAAATACTTCCATTCACTTAGTTTATGGCCCTTGCGCTGATGGCAAATATTTCTTAGAACCTCGTAATTTGCTGACCAAGTTCTCGTCTGCAACCAACTTTCAGGCAACCAGCGCACAAGTTCCTTCCAGTATCTTTTGTCTTTTGTTTCATTAAATCTCTGGCGTAGTTGCTCTAAATCACTAATGAGACATTCAACTCTCATACCGAGATTTGAATCATCAATTAAATCAAGTCTAGGTTCATAATCATCTGTTTCAAAACAATCAAGAGTAATAGGAGTGGAAGCAAGTTTATGCATTGTCGAGGTACTATTCGACGTCGTACCGAGCTTATAGGTGTCCATTTCCTTCCAGAAATAAATCGGTGCTGTAATATCCATAGATACGTTAATCTGTCTAAGGAACTTACGGTGCTCACTTCCAGATTTTACCAATCGGCACGCCAAATCCATGTCATTAGGCCCAATGAAATAACCTAAATCATAAACCTCACTCTCAAGAGAGCCATTTCTCTTAAACTCTTCAAAAGTAAAATCAGGATTTTCATATAAATCATAAATTCTTTTTACTTTAGAATTAAACGATTTCATATAAAAATCTACAATATAAGCTGAATCACTGCGGTCCCAGGAGTTCATAGGATTCCTCATACCTCGAATCGCTGCTTCAAAACCATCTGCATAAATATTTTCAATTTCCATTAACTACCACCTTTATTTCCATTGAATCCAAAATCTTGAGTTCTATAGAAATCAATCCAATAAACTTCTCGTTCATTCAACTTCGTTCTAGGTACTTCTTCTAATATTTCAAAAGTAAAATTATGAACGCCATATTCCTTCATGCCCTTATATAGTTTATTCTAAGTAGATTCATGAGATAAAGCAGACTTGATATGTTGCCGCCAACGTTCTCGTATATCCACGCTTTGACCTATATAAGCTTTATCAATATCTAAGCAAGTAATTTTATAAATTCCACAAACCTTACCGGTTCCTTCAAACAAATGTGAAGAAAGAACGTCAAAAGCGGGTTTATAATAAATATCCCACAAAATTTTATCTATAGCTTCTTTGCGCGAGAAGGTAGATTGAAAGTTCCTCAAAGCTTGCACATCCGCAATTTCCGCATCAGAGATACATAAACGATAATAATCTTTCTTACGAAGCATTTCTTCTTTTCTCTGTTGCTCCTAGAGATACGTATCCTACTTTGCCCGCAATTCTGCTAACTTAGATTCCTCTTCTTTTATAGCACTCTAAATAGAAGTTTGTTTTAACGAGATTTCATCTTTGAAGTTCTCTAGTTTTGACCTTAATTCTTCTCGGTAATCTTCATATTCTCTTTGTAGTTTTTCCTTCTCTGCTTGTCCAGCTATTCTTAGGCGTTCAGCTTGGTCATTTACTAAATCCTTCTGTTGCTTCTCAGAATGTATAATCTAATCAGAAATATATAGTAAAGAATCTTGCTTATCTTTTAATTCACTTTTTACTTTTGAAGTTTCTAAAGTTAAATTTTCTATTGTATTTTTTAAGTCATTTGCTGTCTATTCTAATTGTTTATTTTCTTCTGCCTACTTTGCATTGAATTTAACAGTTTTTTTAACATCCTACTTTAAGCTGTAGGCATAAACTGCTAAAAAACAAAATGCAAAGGCAAGAATACAAGCTAAAATATCCATATTTTATTTTAGATAAGGAGAGAATGAAACTAAGCCATTCTCTCCCTACTATCTCCTTTATTAACCCTCAGAGTTCACATCATAGTTCATGCCAGCTTCATTCAGCCGCAGGAACTTAACACGCTTATGAGTACCATCAGGCAGCTCAACCTCGCACTCCTCACGGTAGCCCATCTTCTTATTCTGCAGAGAAGAAGTAAAAGCACCATTCACCTGCTTAGTAGTCAGCCCCAGAGCATCTGCAATATCGGCTGCCACCAGATCCTTATCTGCATTAGCCTGCAGAATACTAATAACCTTCTTGCTATTCTCAGAAATTGCCATGTTAATTTTCTCCTTTTATCAATTATATTTTTTACTTATTAGGTAATCGACTTCATCTAGTAATTCTAATCCATTAGGTAGACACATCAGCATATTAGTTATTTGTGACATTCGTTTTTCTGCTCTTGCTTTCTACTCATGGGTAGATTCTTCATCATTATAGACTTTGTCTAGCTAGATGATTTCATCCGCGATTTTGCGGAGTTGTTTCTTAGTCATCTCTTAACCTTTCTGTAATTATTATAATATATATTTTTTATTATTTCAATTCAAAGTATAAACAGGATTCATAAGGACAAGTGAAGTCTGCGCAATGCTCACTGTCTGCGTTACAACAAACTTGTTCTTCTGCGGCCCACCATCTACACTTTTCACAATAAATTATATCATTTTTATTTTCCATATTCAACTAAACACTTCTTCCAGGATACACTCTTGCGGATTCTTATCTGGTCTAGGACCTACATACACCGGATGCCGCAGAGTATGTTCCTTCTTATCAATACTCATACAAGAAAAGTTAAATACATGATTGATAAAACTCTCAGGATAAAAAGTCATTTGGGCGCGATCATCATCTGTAAAACCAGAAGATACGGTACCAATTTTAACTAGACTACCATTATGATATGCGCCAATCTCCATAGAGGTAATTACGCCTAAATAATATGGCTTAGTAATCGGTTCCCATCCTTCTTCTCCATATTTATTTTCGTTAATTAACTCTTCACCCCTAGCCCAATAAGGCCATGTTTCTAATTCTTTGCCGGTATATTCTTTAGTGGGTTTACATAGCCCCACACAGACTAAATCAATAGTATCTACAGTTTTCACTTTAATACTACTCCAAGCTGGGCGCCTTCCAGCAGTATATACCGCATCCCTCTTTTTAAGAACAATACCTTCTCCACCAGAAGCTAGAATATTAGCGAGAATAGCTTGAAAATCTTCATCCTTTTTCTCGGCCAACCGCAAGAAATCATAAGAATCAAGGTTATATTCTTTCCACAAAGAAGCTAAAATGTTATATCTATCTTCTGCCCCAATTCCAGTTAAATCTTCTCCATTACAAAAAATAATATCATGGACATAATAATGAATAGGATTATCCTTCTGTCTTTCTATTGCTTTCTTCGGCAAACAACCCATAATACTAGTTACATTCTTGGATGTTCCGCCCGGATAGTAGATTTCACCAATCAGAACAGTAGAAGAAGGTAACACAGAAAGCGCTTCTCTGATATGCGGTACATTATCTAGTTTTTCAGTAAGTAACCCAGTAGTTTTGCTAATAGTTCTACCGAATAGATATGCTCCATTTTCAACTTTTACAAATTGATATAAAGCACCGTCAATCTTTTCTGTAAGAAAGTATTCTCCAGATTCACAGACTTTTTCAAACATATCTTCTTTGCCCGAAGGCAGCTTCCAAATGAGCTGCGCCTCGAGCATAAGATCTTCTGCGCCTGGATATAATTCTGCAATCTTTTCTTTATCGAACATAATACCTCCTTAAATTTCGGTAATAGAAGTCACTGTATCATTGTTCTTAATAACCAAATTTCCAAGCATCATTTTGCTATACTGCGGGAACTCTTGGGCGGAAACCCGTACAGAACTGCGGTCGCCGGTAATGAGGATATCGCTAGTTAAGTCAACTTGAGCTACTCCGCCAATGTCAACTCCATTAGTACATTTTACTCCCTTACCACCTCTGCCTTGTGTATTAAACTCCGCCATATCAACAAGCTTTCCGTGGCCATCGGCCGTTACAACCGCAAGATAAGGCTTTCTAATGGATACGCAAGCAACCAGTTCATCGCCATCATTAAGCTTAATACCCTTAACGCCCATCGCGGTTCTCGAAGAAAGTGGCATATCTTCTGTAGCGAATCGAATAATCATACCTCTCTTAGAAATAAGAAGAATATCTTCATCACACATAAAATCAACAGAGGTGAGGAAATTACCCTCTCGCAGTTTTAGAGCCTTAACACCTTTAGAGTGCTTAGTAGAAGTAAACTCTTCAAACTTAGCTTTCTTAACTGTACCATCCGCAGTTCCGAAGAATACATAATTAGGTGTACTATTGTCATTTAACACAGTATAAGCCATTGCGGATTCGCCAGCTTCGAAGTCGACTAAACTCGTGAGTAATAGACCCTTGGTCGCATTAGTAGCTTCAGGAATATCAACGACAGGAAGTCTATACATTTTGCCAGCAGAAGAAAAGATAAGAAGCGTATCTACCGTATTTGTCTTAGCCGTATATACCATGACATCTTCATTCTTAGCTCCTACAGTATTTCTGCGAGAAGTCTTATAAGACTTACTAGGAATACGCTTAATATATCCAGACTTAGAGATATTTACAACACAATCCTCTGGCACAATTTCAGGTTTAGCTTTTTCAGGCTTTTCTTCTTGGATGTCTGCCAGCTTTGTGCGGCGCTCGTCGCCATATTTCTCTTTAAGGCTCGTTACTTTCTGAATAAGGACTTGATTTCTGTAGCTTTCATCCTCGCAAATCCGCACACATTCCTCAATTATCTCTTCCTTCTGCTTTAATTCATCTACTAGCTCTTGCTTATCAATACGAGTTAGCTTAGCAAGTTTCATATCAAGAATGGCATTAGCTTGAATTTCATCAATGCCGAGAAAATCTACTAACTTAGCATTAGCGTCTTTCTTTCCTTCTGCTTTTTTAATAAGTTCAATAACTTCATTAATTTTATCTAATGCTACAAGTAGACCTCTTAAGATATGCGCTCTTGCTTCGGCTTTTTCCTTATCAAACTTAGTAGCAGCGAGTAGGACATTTGTTTGGTGTTTAACATAAGCATCTACTAGATCCAACATAGAACAAAGCTTAGGTGTACCATTAACAATGTAATTCATGTTATAAGATACAGTAGTCTGTAAATCGGTCTTAGCAAAAAGCACATTCAAAGCCTTTGCCGCATTAACTCCGCTTTTTATCTTAAAAACTAATCTATTCTTACCTACATTTGATTCATCACTGAAATCATCAAAATACTTTTCTAATTCCTCGACGTTTTTATTGATTTGTTCTTTAATTTTATCACGATAAGTTCTATAAGGAATTGTAGTAAAAATAATTTCATCATTATTTACTTCATAATTTCCTCGAACTTTTAGAGAAACTTTAGACTTACCAGTTCTAAAAGCTTCACGAATCACAGAACTATTGATGACAGTACCGCCAAGCGGGAAGTCAGGTCCCTTCATATACTGCATTAATTCATCTACATTCGAGATTTTATCCTCAATATAAGCGGTAATAGCGTTACAAGCTTCAGTTAGATTATGAGGCACACTAGAATGAGATAATGCGACGCCAATAGCTTGTCTACCATTACAAATTGCATTAGGGAAAAGAGAAGGCAAAACAATAGGCTCCATAAACTCGCCATTGTAAGTTTCTTTTGTTGGTACTACATTCTTCTTATAATCACCCATCATCAAGTCTGCGTAAATAGAAGGTTTAGCTTCTGTATATCTCGAGCTAGCTTTCATATCATTAGATTCTTGAGTACCAAGAGAGCCTTGACCTGTAATAAGCGGATACCTCATAAGAAATTCTTGGGACATCTTACAAAGCACGCCATAACAAGCTTGATCGCCGTGAAAATACGAGGTCGCTAGGGTAGATCCGACTAGAGCATTACACTTTTTAGTCTTGCTTTTAGAATCCATTTTCAAATAATCTTCCATTGTCCACAAGATTTTACGCTGTGCGGAAAGGAGACCGTCTTCTGCGGCTGGCACCGCACGATCTGTAAGTACCTCAGAACTATAGGTTAAAAAACATTCTTTCGATTCATCTAAAATATCTACTTCTGTAATATTCGCCATTAAATTCCCTCCTTAATCAAAGCTAAAACCAAGTTCTGTAGCATTATCATAGATATATTGTCTACGAGGTTCGATCGCAGGACCTTCTAAAACTTCTAGCAGTTTAATAGTTTCTTCTAAATCAGAAATTGTTAGTTGTTTGTATCTTTCATTCTCAAAGCACACCTTCTGCAAATCGATTGGGTTTAATTCGCCTACATATTAATCCATTGTTTCCAATGGTACTGACTATTTCTTCTTTAAGATAAATCTTAAAGCTTACCGTTTCCTCATTTAACTAGCTTCGTTTCCTAAAACTAGAGTGCGTACCAATAGCACCAGTACTTCCCGACAAAGGGAATAGTCGATACACCTTTCTCATTATGAGACTTGGCACGAGATTATCTTCAACTTTACTTGGTCAGACTCCCTCGTTAGCTTGTTTATTAAACAAACCCCCATGGTCATTGGGAAAAGTAAGTAAGGGCCAGACTATCTCTTACCCTTTTGCTCGTAGTAACTCATAACTTCCAGAATTATGACTCTTCCAATCCTCCAATTCTGCGTCAGAATAACAATAATACTCTTCGCCTTTTTGTCTAATGATATAAAGAGGAGTTACAGCTCGATATAGTCTGCCAGCTTCCACGAGCGGCCGCATATAAGTACAAAAGAATGTAATAAGCAAAAGTTCAATCGCACTTCCATCGCTATCTTGGTCACTGGTGATAACAATCTTATTAAAATTCATCTTGGAAACGTCAAAAGCATCACCGAATCCTGCACCAATAACTCTGATAATATCAGACATCTCTTGATTAGCTAGAATTTTATCCAAACTAGCTTTTAGAGGACTAATAATCTTACCTCTCAGCATATAGATGCAATCAGTCTTGGCATTACGCGCTTCAACTGCAGCTGACCCGGCGCTTAACCCCTCGACTATAAGCAGCGTGCGTTCTTCAGGTTTTTTGTTCACACAATCAATGAACTTATTACTGAGTTGCATCTTAGCCTTAAGGCCGGTTTCTTTCTTCTTAGGATCTCGTGCGGCATCTCGAGCTTTGCGTGCAGCTTCTCTCGCTTTTCGGGCGTTTAAAGCCTTGTCCGCAATGTTTTTAATTTCTTTTTCATTTGCTGCAAACCAGTACTGGAGAGATTCAGTAATGATCCCGTTAAAAGGTTTCATATCTAGCTTTACAATTCTAGACTTAGTTTGTGCGTCATAAGAAACACCAGGTGCAGAAATATTAAAAGCTAAATACATACCTTCTTGACAGTCATCGCCGGAAAGATTACTATCCTTATCTTTAAGCCATCCTTTATCTCTAAAGAACTTATTCATTTCTCTAGTTAGAATAGTTTTAATCTGAGAAATATGGGGACCAGAATCAGTAAGACCAGTATTCACATATGGAACAATAGTAGAAGAATAGGAATCAGTATACGTCATTACTAAGTCAATACTATACTTGCCTTCTGTATGATTGATAGTAAAACGATTCTTTAGAATTTCCTTTTCTTTAACCGCTTTGTCTACTAAATTCTTTAAACCTTCCTTAGAATAATATTTTGTAATTTCTCCATGACTAGTATATTCAATAGTAAGTCCGGGACAAAGACAAACTAAAACCTCGAGTAAGTCTTTAATTACCTTTTCATTAACTTCGGGATGGTCAAAGAATTCTTCGCTAGGAAGCCATTTTACATAAGTGCCGGAAGGCTGCTCTGTATCTGCCACTTCTCTCGATGTAAAGATACCTTCATCAAATCTGATTTTTTCCATCTTACCATCGCGATAAGAAGTAACTTCAAGCCAATGACTTAAAAAGGTAGGAAGCTTAGAACCAATACCATTAAGACCTAAAGCGGTACCTTCATATACGCCATCTTCACTATACTTACCACTGGTATTAAGTACACTAAAACTAGCTTCAAGGATAGTTTTACCATCTTCCCGCACACTGTTAATTAAGAAACCTTGTGCGTAGTCTCTAACTTCAATAACATTATCATCATTTACTTTTACTTCAATTTTAGACCCATTACCAGCTCGAAATTCATCAACAGCATTGCTAATAATCTCGATTAAAAGCTGTGTAGAATACTCGGTGCTACCTACGTAGACACCAGGCCTCAAGCGTGTAAACTCCCTAGGATCTAAGCTTTGAATAGAATTTTCATCATATAGATTTTTATTATCTTTCATCTAATGGTATAAACCTCCTTAGATTGAAATTTTAAATTTACTAAATTATAATATTTTTGTTAAGTGAAAGAGAAATGAATGATTGGAAGTCCTCTCTATCACTTTTCTTTAATAATTATACAACAAATTTTTTAGAATTTCAAATAAAAATAAAAAGGGCGGAACTAAGTTCCGCCCTTAATAATCAGATGTCAGGAATAACATCATCTAAATCTTCAGCGCTAGAAGTCATATCTTTCATTATAGTCTCAAATTTCAATCCACCTGCAGTATTCTCTGCTTTTGCTTTAGAATAATAAAAAGCTTGACTTACTGCGTAAGCACCCCAAGGTAAGCTTGACATTGCAGATAGCCAAGGTAAAGAACCTGTATAACCTTTAAATATACAGATAAAAGCAAGAGCAATGAAAGATATAGTCATAATCCAAATTAAAATAGATTCTTGGACTAGTAGTGTTTTAGAAAATTCTTTATTACTTGAATTTCTCATAATATCTATGTAGCACCGCTGCAAACTCTTCACGAGTTAAGAATTTCTTATACTGCATTTTGCCATCTGAGCCAGTAATAAGATTATTACTCTCTGCCCATGTGCGGTCTGCACTACTCCAAGAACTAGGATCCTTTTCGGCTAAAGATTTTAGGTATACATCCATCATCTTGTTAAAATCTTCTTGAGTCACGATTTCTTCCTCCTTTTGCGATTTCGTCTGATTAGTAGTGGTATTAGAACTAGTTGTAGTAGTGGTAGTCAATCTCTTTTTGAAAGCTAGCCACTGACTTTCATCACCTGTATCTGCGTTCCAACCAACGATGCCAGGACACTATTTACCATTTACATCATAATGACGAATAACATGATTAACATCAATATTATACTTATCCATTAAATATTTCACTAGATCTACAGCATTATTAAGCGCAGTATCCTTAAAATAATAATTAGAATCATTAGCATATGTCATCTTGCCAGTTTTATTGGTAGAACAAATCTCAATACCAATAGTATTTTTTAAAGTAGCTACTCCGTAGAGTGAACCACCTTTAGTAGCGTATTTAGAACCACCACAATGCCAAGCATATCTATTAGCTATATCAGGATTAAACTAGACTATAGTTCCATCATCCACAATAAAATCTGCTGAGGCTTTTACACTAGCATTACTAAAATAAGACGCAGTACTTGCCGCAGTACCAGCTTTAGAAGTTACACCGGCTGTATAATGAATTACAATATATTTAATTGAACGATTAGGCAGAGATGTAGTATTTGTTGTGCTAGTTTTCTTAGTAATATTTAACATTATTTCACTTCCTTTCAAAAGAAAAAAAGAAGCACATAAAGTGCTTCTTTTCTTACATTAATTCTGCTCTAGCAGCTATTTTAGACCTATAACAATTTTGAAGAGTTACCTCTCCATAGTAAGGTTCGCCGCGGAATACTTCCGAGGCCCGCCGCAGACCATTATTATTATTTTCATATACCTTTAAATCAACTTGTGCTTTATCATCACCTTCAACGATACAGATACAATTCTCTCCAATCCGCTGAAGCATAAGTTGCATTAAATCTATAGTAGTATTTTGCGCTTCTGTGATATATACGCCAGCCCTACTACCTATATCTAGTCCTCTGCAATCAGAAGCAGGAATCAATATCAAAGTGCCCTCTTCTATTAATCTCTCTACTGCTTCAGAGCCGCCGAATTTACCAATCAAGAAATTACCAATCTATGAATCGAGAAGTTTAGATTCTTTAGATCCAGGATAAAAGCCAAGTCTGGCCGAGTCTTTAGTAGCAACGGGGTTACATAGAATAACTATTTTATCTATAATGCCTTTTTCTAGCGCATACATGAGATAAGCCATTGCAGTATAAGACTTTCCTGTTCCAGCTTTACCTCTAATAATAGTCATGGTATTGTTACACAAGCTATCAAATAATAGTTTTTGATAAATATCATTTTTATAAGGAATAACTTCACCAAACCAATCAGAAGTAAAAGAGTTGTAACTTAAGTGTCTGTACGAGTCGCCTTGCCATACTAAGACATCTGCTACTTTATCTTCTTCTCGTACTATCAAGTATTCTCCACATAACAAACCATAAGGGTTTTTATCTTGATATATATCTGCTACTGAGCTATCACTCACGCTTACTTCAATATATCCTGTATACTCTTCGGCGGGAGCTATAGCTTTAATGCAGCCATCACCCAAGAATTGATTTGCTAATAAAGCGAGAGAAAAATCATTTGTAACGAAGTCTATATCGTCTATATGCAAATTGTTGTTGGCATAAATAACATCTGATAGGATTTTAGAATCATTATTCAACTCGAAATCCGCTTCTACAATCGGAAATTCATAAGCACTTTTATGTAAAATTACGTCATACTTATCAGTATTTTCATATAAAAATTTTAATAAATTTCTTGCTGAATACTTAATTTCTTCATTTTTATGAGTAGAAGTCTTTATATTTTCTAATTCTTTAATTGTAATAGAAGAAACTAAAAACTTGTTTTCATCGTCAAAGCTAGTTTTTAGTAACAAACTAGATGTATCATAAAAGTTAATCATCTTCTTCTTCATCTCCTTCTTCACCTAGAGTAAAACCAATTACTCTAGTAGGTTCTTCTTCACCATTCAACTTAGCTATTTCCGCATTAAGTTCTCCAATTTTAATGCTAAACTTAGCCTTAATTAATTCAGTAAAATAAGTAATAATAGTTACTAATAAATCTAGTAAAGAAGTTCCTATAGTGGCAAAGAGGATTCCTAAAATAAAATACTTAATAGAAATTCCTCCTAGGGATATTAAAAAAAGGATTAAATAATTTAATCCTTTTCGTCCTTATTTTGTCTCTGTCTCTTTAGAGAACTGATAACAGTCTCTTGAGCCTTAAGATATTCATTAAGTTCGTTTCTAAGAATCTTTAAATCTCTGGAATAACGGCGGTACTTATTCTCGGCCATCCGCACTTGTCTTTTAAATCTATTTTGCGGGTCTGCTTCTGCAATAGCGTCTTTATCTTCATATAAATTAAACATAGCATCTTTATAAGCTTTATTCAGAATTTTCCACTCTCGTTCTGCATCAGCAGTAGCCCAATAAGCCGCTTCAATTAAAGCCCGCTGATGGGCAATATTAAATCCAATTTTAGGAGAATAGAATTCTTCATCTTCCCCGCAACAAGCGCTAAAGCCAGTATAATCAGTACCATTGTAATTAATAGTAGCTACAGTCATATGGTCTAAAGTTTTCTCTTTAACTGGACATCTGTTTAATACTCTAATTAAATTCATAATATGAATCTCCTTTTTTCTTTTATTATATCAGAAATTTTATATTAAAGCCATTTTACCAAAAAATTTCCCTATGGGTGCAATGAACTGGACCTCGAAGTATAGCTTAATACAACGAAACCCCTGAAGGCATTATACCTCCAGGGGTTATATCAATAGTTAATAGCATTATATTTATCCAGAAAATGATGGATACCTGGCGCGCACTCTTCCCATCTATTGTCATCGAAATTCTCTACTTCTACTGTTTCCCCAACCTGATAGATAAAAGATTTATCATACTGGCTAAAAGCTTTATTATACGTTATATTAGGATAATCTTTATCAACAATAAACAGAACTTTAGCTTTACTTGCTCTACATTTAGAGCCTCCTGCAGAACTCCGCTTTGCATCTGCGGGAATCTCCAGCTTTGCAATCGCGGTTCGACAGTTTTCGCTCCAAACCTTTTTAAAGGCAATATAAGAGCCTTCGGAAGGACAATCCATACCAGACTTTAAAAATAGATTATAAGACTCTACAGACTCAAATGAACCACAATTATAATTATGATAAAAATCATAGATATTTATAACATTATTTGCAGTAAATTTAGAATACAAAAAATTACAAGTATAAAAATTACTATAAATAGTACAGCTATCAAATTTAATTCTTATTTCAGCATCCAAGAAATCATTATCTTGAATATCACAATGGATACAGGCACAATCTTTCTGAAAGAATACACCTTTAATGATGCAAGCTGTAAAATCAGTCTTACAGAAAATGCAATTATAGAAACACATCTTTTTAATACTAGAATATTCAATACTAGAATTTAAGAAAAATACTGTATCTAACGTACAATTATAGAAGCTAGAATCCCCATAGAATACGCAATTAACAAAGACGCAATTCTCAAGCTTTACATCAGAAACAATAATATTCTTAAATTCACAATCTTCGAACCGAGCATAGCTGAAATCTTTATCTCTAATAAAAATTCTTTCTAAGTTTAAATTCTTATAAATTCTGGGCTCCATGCTTCTTTGCACTCCTTTATAACTTCATCTAATTCAATAGGTCTACAGTCATGTGCCTCCATATCTGCATGATAAATCATCCCTTTGCCCCAATCGGAGAATCTGTTCGGAGTATGAGCATGACCGCAAATATTCAAAATTCTAGTCTTAAAGGGTTTTTTATAATCATCTGCGTTAGAAACAAGAGTAGGAAAATGGCTGAATAGAATCATAGGTTTAGATTTATACATCAGGTAACTATGAGAAATATAAGATACATTAGAACAAGTTTCATACATTTCTTGCCGTTTAATAGTATCATGGTTTCCTACAATAATATGCAATTTACCATTCATACTTTCAATTAGACTTTTATTGCCTTCAAGATCTGTACTAAGGCACAAATCACCTAGCACATAAACAGTATCCTCCGGCTGCACTAACTCATTGTGTCGCCGCACAATTTCTTGGTTCATTTCTTCTACTGATTCAAATCCTCTTGCTTCCCAGATAAAACTTTTATCATGGTTAAAATGCCAATCAGAAGTAACCCAAATACTCAATTCTCAAACCTCTCAATCAATACAGACCTAAAACCATAGCCAATTAATTCAGGAACAGTAGGATAAGAAAAATTATCAAACATAGACTCAATAGCGGAATCGGGTACGTGCGCGAAGCCAGCTCGTTCTGTATTACGCTGAACTGCGCTTTCATAACTAGTAAGCATTACCGCGACCCGCAGCATAATATTTCCTTCAATCTTAATATGAGAAAGTAGCTTGTGGCGAGAAGCATGACTTACATGAGTTGCATCGACAAAGATATACTTTACACCTTCTTTAATAGAAGAATTAATTCTATCAATAAAGTTATTAAATACTTCTTCTTCTCTGGAGAAATAATTCTCCATATCTTCACCAATAAGTTCTTTGCGGCATTCATCTCGAGAAATTACTACTGCAGTGTCTCCATCTCTTCTATGAAGTTCTGCTTGCTTGTTAGCCCAAGTAGACTTGCCAGAAGCAGGAATTCCGCACATCATAATAATCTCATAAGTCATAAATAGATTCCTCTCTTTCAACTTCTAAAATAGATGCGGCAGCTTCTTCTTTAAATTCTCCCGCTTCAAAATTCTTCTTAAACTCTAAGAGTTCTTTACTATTTTTAATTTCTACGTGATTACACGCTGCCTTGCAATTAAGACAATACAATTTTTTTCTATGGAATTTCTCCCGGAAGCTGCCTCGATTTCTATACACCGGTAAGCTGCGGTTCCCGCAATTTAAACAATATAAATCATGCACACACATTTTCATTCTTTTGTTTAACCTCCTACTACGCGAGACTCAAAAGTATCAAGGTTAAACAAGACAGCTTTTCCAGTATACGCACTCGCAATATCAATATCAATTTTATGACCGTTGCAATACCACATAGGACCGAGATTTTCTAACTTCTTACCAATATATCCTTCCATCTCTTGAACTGGAGTGTGTCCATGTACAATAATGTCATAGCCAATCGGCTCTTCTAAGAAATTATGTCTATCCCAAAGGACTTCCTCTGGATCTTCACTCTCACATCCAGAATGATTTAACAAAATCATATGTCCGGTTTCGCTAAAATGCTCAATGCTAAGAGGAAGCTTTTCAAGTTTTTTAATCCAAGATTCGTCGGCGCCTTCTTCCTGCCATTCCGCATAAGTGATACCCCCGCCATTCCATTGAAGTAAAGGAAGTTCGCAATTATCTCTCATTGCATCTTCTAACATTTGTTCGTGATTGCCTTTAATATAAATCCATTGAGGATTATTATAAATAGCTTTAATCAACTTCCAACCATCAAGACCTCTATCTGCGGCGTCCCCAAGAAAACAAACTTTATCTTCGGGGTTAAGAAGTTCACAAATCTTTAAATAAATATCATATCGGCCATGGAGATCTGATACTGCATAAACACTCATTTTATCAATCCTTTCTATTATTCAAATAACTCCTTTAATACTCTAGGCGAGTAAGTTCTAGTTTCAAGATTGCTGTTATATTTATCAATCAGATTAGTTACGTTAATAGCTCCAGCTTTTTCAAGCGTTGTAATAAGAGTAAATTTGTCTTTAATTTCTCTTCGCTTTTCTCTGACTTCTTTCAGTTGCTTCATCAAGCAAATAGCTCGTAAGCCAACCATCTCTTCAAATTCGATTTTATGAAGGATATCTTCTTGCATCTTATCATATTCACTTAGCTTCATGGTATAATAAGTTTTTAAAGACTTAAGATTTTTAATGCTCTTAGAAAAAGCGTTTGCTGTATCAAGCAAGTTATCAAACTTAGCTTCAATATCTGCGACTTCTTCTTTTGTTTGAGGAAGGCTTGAATCGTAAGGAATAATCTGCGCTTCTTCAAAAGAAGATTCTCCCTTATTCAATCGAATTTCTTTCTCTCTTTCTGCATAATTAGCGTTACTAAACTTGGCAGCAGACTCAATACCAGTAGCGAATACTAATGCTCCTTTACTGTCTTGGGCATAGTAAGTCTTAGAAGAAGGAAAATAGATTACATATTTCATAAGTACCAATCCTTTCTTTACTCTTTAGACACGTAGAACGTATATTCATCATGCTTAAAACAAAAGAACACTTTTTGAAAAGCAGGATTTGTATAAGTATATTGGCTTTTTATCACGTAGGGCTGCCCGTCAGTATAATTGATATAACAATCATATTCTTTAGTGCTAACGGTTTTCATAATTATGCCTTTACCAGGTTCTTGCATAGCAAAAGTATACTGTGTTCCATCATCAACTTGCTCGATAGAAAGAAAATTATCACTCGTATCTTTTAAAGCAACCAATTCAATCCGCTCACATTCATAAGCCTCTGTATCGGCATAAAGAGTGGTTATACAGCAAGCCAGAAGAGTACATGGTATAGCGATAAGAAAAGATAAACCAACGGCTAAAATATAATCCGTTAAGTCAACTTTATGATACTTAGAGTAAGAACGAGATTCGCAAATCAAGCCAAAGGCAAAAAGCCCAAATATAACAAGAAAACAAATCATATCAATCAATCCTTTCAGTCCAACCATTTGCTTTGATAATAGCCTTCATCTTCTGTACACCAACTGGATTCATGCTATGGATTTTGATAGGTGGAATAATCCAATCATTGACATAAGCATTATATTCGAGCCAGTTAAGAAACTCAATATAATCTCCTCCATCGGCCGGAGAACCATAATCACCAGCATCATGGTCAATATCAATTACCTCTACATTAAATTTCTTAATGCAGCAGAGTTGATGATTTTCATCGTAGTACTCCTCGAAGCGAGCCATTCCTTTGAAACACATCTTAGCTTCATTAACAGTCTTAATCCAGCGATAACCTTTAGGAGCAGGCCGCACGTCATCAATCCACATCTTCATCATTTTCAATCAATCCTTTCCTTAACTTTCTATAGATATTATAATATAAATTTTATTAAAAATAAATAAAAGCTCTCTAGCTAAAGAGAGCTTTTAATCTTAATCTTTCGATTCTTTATCTTTAGATTCGGTAATTTCTTGGTGAAAAGAACAAATACCACTAATAATTACTAATACTGGCGGCCAAATAGCGAGCCCCCAAGGACAACTTTGCCCTGTTGCCTTTAACCAAAGAATTTCTACCAACATTGCAATTCCAACCAAAATTATTATCTCTCCGCTTCTAATATAGCGATTAAGACAACAATAAATAATAATTCCTATAACGAAAATTCCAATAGAAATTAAAGTATACATTAATATTTAATCCCCCTTTTAATACTAAAATACATATAAAAGTTATCAAGAACAAGACACGCAACAGGCATAATAACTAAGTCCCAAGTACACTTAATCCCCGTTATAAGTGCAATAATATCACACGCAAGTACAATACTCCAGCAAATAGCAAAAAATAGATAAGTATTATTGCATTTTTCATAAATCAAACGATAAACAATTACTGCAATAATAACAATAATGATATCTACCATTAATTTCCTCCAATAACAAACTTAGTAGTATTCAAAAACTCGATAATACATTTCTGAAAATCAGAAGGTACAGTAAAGTAAATCCATCCCTGTACTGTCTCTCCCGACTTACACTCAGTTCCTATAGGAAACGCATCTTCCTCATTTCCGAATACCCAGTTTTCACACATTATATCATCTGCATAGCAAGAGAAATCAAGACTACCAATGTTAATAGAAGATTCACTTGTATTATCAAATACGAAATAGATTCTTTCTACTTCATATCCTTCTGCTGGGGCAGCATACTGTGAGTAAGTTGTAAACTCTTCTGCGGCCGTAGCTGTAAGGTTATAAGACCTAGTAGTTGATGTTTCATTTAAAGCGAAGTCTACGGGCACCGAATCAAAATTTTCTCCGCTTACGAATAATATTACTGCACCAACTAATACCATAGCCCATACAATAATAATTAGAATATAATCTGTATTTATATTTTTAATTATCATTCACCTCCAACTCTTGTGCTTCTTCCATATCGGGCGCTTTAGCACTATCCTTAATTAAACCTTCCAGAATCTTAAATTCTACAGTCTTAGACTTATAAGCTTCAAAGCGGGGTCGGTTTACAATTCTAACTACTACGCCTTCTTTGATATGAGTCTTGCCGATAGGATCAGTCAAATCTTCAAAATATGCGTTAATGCGGTTCTGCAGGTCTTCGGCGGTAGTAAACTCAAAATCATCCACTACAGGAACTCGATTAAAGTTATGGATATTACACCATTCAGTAATTTCATCAGGCGTCCATTCCTTGCGTCCATTATCAGAAGTAATACGGTAAATCCACATTGCAGAGTGACCGGGGGTACAACCATAGTTAAAAGTAGTAGTATCTCCGTATTGCTTTACGAAGTTTTTATCATTGATTTTTGCATTATTACAGATAGGCATAATAGTCTGCGTTTCTTGAGGTCCATAGTAACCTACTACCTCGTAAAAAACCTCCATGCCATCTTCAATAAAAGGCGCCAACGCTTCATGGTGAGGAAATCTAAAAGTATCAGTTCCATAGTACCCAGTAGAATTTTCATGGATGACAGTACGTCTAGTACCAAGCACATAAGCAGGCTTAGTCTTTTTCTTCATATGGAACAATCTGCGGATCCAGTTATTAGGAAGCTCGCCATAAGTCATCATAGAACGCTGGCTAGTGCCATGCATCTTCAAAGTAATATTAATCTTATCACCAGGCTTAAAAGCGTCCATATTATAAGCCAACTGCTGAGTGTCAGAGTGCATAGAGAACTCAGGATAAATAATACCTTCGGCCTTGCGACCCTTATAAGAAGTTTTCTTAGTCCCATGATAAACATCAGTCTGCTTAGGAATATACTTTTTACAGAATCGCTTTTCTTTCCCATCCACAAAGATAGAGGTTACTTCTTGTCCATCATTCCAATTCTGATAGCCAAATACACTATAAATCTTAGAAATAGGAATAACAATACCTTCCGAGCGGTTTCCTCTCAGCTTAATTGCTCTAATATGACCATTATTCTCGATATATCCACCTTGGATACTACCATCCATATTCTTGCGGAAAAGCTTAAAGGCATCTCCAAACCATCGCTCAATCTGTCCATCTTGCGGAAGATAAAGTACCTTATCACCATCAGCAGAATCAGGGCCTACAATAACGCCCTCACCATAACATTCAGCGAGATACAAACGGTCACTATTCTCAGCCTTCCGCACATTCTTTAAAGTAGTCACGTATGCGCAATACATATTACATTACCCTCCAATCAAAATCGGGATGCTGGTTAATAAAAGGCACCACAACTTCTCTTATTGCTCCAAGAGCAGTAACTCTATCAATAAAAACAATAGAAAGAAAAGGAACTTGTTCAGTCTCTCCTGCCGCGAGGCACTTAACACTAAATTCATTATCAGAAAAACAAATGATAAAAACAGCTTCATCTCTCGTCAGCTCAATCTTATCTCCATCATGCTGCATAGTGTATCGCCACAGCAGCCTCCGCAGAATTTCTCGATAGCTTTGCTGAACCATCATAGCTTCATTAGTACAGTAATTTCCTACTGCATATAGACTATCCTCAAAGGTAGAGTTGCAATCTCCTTCCTCAGTCACTTCACCATCAATATCAATGAAGTAAAATAGACCATCTGACTGTCTATCAAACTCATTTTTGAAATAAACGCTCTCCAGATGATTTGCCTCTTCATCGCTCAGATAACGCTTTCGCCCATTGACGTAGATATAATTATCCATTAGCTTCCTCCTTAACGCACTTCCGCACCATGTAGTTTACGACTTCTCGATAATCTTTTCTTAAGTTCTGGTTACTAGGTTCCACAGGAAAATAACTTTTAAAAAGCTCAAAAGTAGGCATAATCATATCTGCCATAGCTTTAGCTTCCTCCAAACTCCATTTTCCTTCTTTTGCTTCTTTAACCTGAGTCCAAGGAATTTCTTTCAAAGAAGCCTCATAGTTCTTAGTAGCCATGTAATTCAGCAGAAGGTGTTCAAGTCGGAACAGATGACTGAGACACTTAGGATAATCTTCTCTTCCATCATGGATTCTCTTATGCTCATTCTTGGCCATGCCTCGAATGTTATTGGCCAAAGCAAGAGGATGAAGTCTTACAAGATCTTCGCGTGCGGCGGTAAGTAGATCCCATTCATCCTTATACTTAGGATTCACGATTTTATAATCCGTGAACAAAGTTTCAAGAATCGAGATACTCGGCTTCGTAAGACTCTGATACCAAAGTCTAATGTCCTTAACCACGATATGCCACGTATCATTGGTAGTAGTCTCATAAGTAACCATCTCGCCGTTGATAAGCTGGTCAAGAGTAGGAGTTACAAGAAGGACAGTATCAACATCGGACTGCTCAGTGTCAAGTCCATAGTTGCCAGAGCCGTAATAGAACAGCCCCACGATATTATCCTCTTTTACGCAGCGGTCCGCGCACAGTGCATAAATTTCCTCCATGCGAGCCATAATCCATTCATCAGAGTGAAAATTCTTCATAACCATCAATCCTTTCTCAGACAATAATAATTGGTTCTACTTCTTGATTCGTGCTTAAAATACAAAAAGGACGTTGCACTCCCTCACATAGCTCTTCTGCTGCTTCAAGAGCATAAGTAATATGTTCAACCGGAGTTAGCTTATCTTTAAAATGCTTTGTCGTAGTAATTAAACTTGCCAGTGCCGCATTTTCGCCACAACCAACCGCCGCAAATCCAGAATCCGATTGCAAGACAGAGTAATCACTTTGAATTTCAAACAGCTTATCTTCTACTCCAAGGAGGAAGTTTCCACCTCGTTCTTCGCTAGGCTTATCAATAATATTTTCTTGAAATAAAGTTATTAGATTAGGAATAAAAGTTTTAACCATATATTTATGGTCAATATCTTTTCCTTTATACCAATCAATTTCAGGAAAAAGTTTTTCACTATACTTTAACAAATCCATATGGCGAAACGACCCTGTGCTTCCCATAATGACATTTTTAAACGTATCATGCCTAAATACTTTTGGCAAAGCTTGTATGTCTTTAGTATAACCATTACTACCTAGGCTATCTCCGCCTATCCAAACTTGATTAGTTTCTTTATCTGTAAATCCAACGATGCAAGTCATTTCTTCTTTCTCCTTTAACTTTCTATAGATATAATACTATATTTTTTCTATAAAATAAAATTACTTATCTTTCACGATAAATATCTTACCCTGTTGTTCTAATACTTCATATCTATTTGAAAAATCAATCATAGAAACTGAATCATCTATCATCACTTGATAATGAGTCTCATATACTGGCTCACTAGTTAAGTACCCAATAGCTTGAATACCTAAAAAACCAAAAATTGCAGAACATAAAAGTAATACATATCCTATACCTCCAAGGGAAGTTACTGCTATAGTTCCAACCGCACATATCATAAGTATAATAATTATAAATCCTATGAATGTTGCTACAGTCCAGTTATGTTCAGCGATAACACTAAATTCATTTAGAATAGTTACTCCTTGCATCTATTCTCAATCCTTTCTGCAATCTCAACGATCTTATCACCACTAGTTTGAATTTCTTCTTTAGCTTGTTCATGCAGTCTCTCGATATCGCGTTGTACAGATTTATAAATAGCGACCATTGCTTCATTATTCTTAGCTTGAGTTTCAAGTGCTTTTTTATGCTTAACTAATTTTCTAGTAGCTAAAAAGTCTTCAAAACTCATCCTAACATAATGACTCTCGAAGTTATCTTCTCTATATCTCCACTGAAAGTCACGAGGAAGTTCCCATCTATCTGGATTTACTTCATACAAATCTTTAAATATTTCATATGTGATAGTTGGTCCATCATATAAACATTCATAATAACGTTTTTCTATTTTTCTTTTTTCTATAAATTTTATTTTACCTTTTTCGTAAGCATCAACGAAAAAAATAATACCAATAATTACGCCTAATGAAATTATTACTAAAATTATTCCTAACATATTTATTATTTCCTTTTTATTTTATTATAACATTTTTATTATAAAAAATAAAAGGGAGCCGTAGCTCCCTTAATGGCAATATCTATCAATCAAAACCTTAGCTTCCTCTGGGTCAGTTAGACTAAGCAGCTTAGTATCACTCAGCTCGTCCTTATTAAAAACAACATTCATAAAAGCGCACGTCCAATCTCCGAGCTCAATCCCCTCAAGATCTACCAACCGCGCAAGCATTTCGCAAGCGGGATCAATGATATCGTTGAATGGAGAGTAATAAAGATCGACAGGATAAAGAACTTCACTAATCTTGTCAAGATAATCGGTATATTCGATAATCTTGTGTGCGTAATCGAGATAAATCTTAGCGTCCATACTTAAATATCCTCCTTAGCGAATCATATCATACTTCTTTAAAGTTTCAAACATCAGTTCTTTACCAGTCTTGCCAGTAAGAATAGAATCCAAAATAACTGGGGAGTAACCGCTTACAAAAGAAACACCGTTCTTGAGAGCCTCGGGAATAAGGTTATGTCTAGCATTGACATTCCAATATACAAGATTAGGCATCTTGTATCCGTATTCTTCCCATTTGTTTCTAATAGTCTCCATACCAGAGTAAAGACCCTCTAAGCTTCTATAGTTCGTCATACTATCAAATTCCATATCAGAGATAATGATAATATTCTCAGGAAGCTCAGACTGCGGGAGCTGGTGCTTTAAAGCGGTATTGAGCAGTAGATTAAATACAGCTTCAATATTAGTGTTATCGCAGAGCATATTATCATAGATGTTAATTACCTGGCTACAGAAATCTTGCCCAGTAATCTCTACTAGTTCAGGCCGACTAGAAAAAGAAATATAATGGTTATAGAAAGGACTCTCAGGATTACATTTTCCAGCGCAATACAAACCTAACGAGATTGCAACTTCGATCGGGCGTCCGTACATACTACCAGAAGTATCAACGACAGCAATTCCATTGAATTTTGCGCCCTTAAAATAGTCGGTAAGATTTTCCCAATACTTGTTATATATTGCTCTATCTTCTAAGCCAGTATAGTGCATATCATAATAGCTCTTACCCATAACCTTATGCACTACATCAGCAGGATACAGAGTCCCAGCATGGACTTTAGTATTCTTAGACTGAATAAATTTCTGATATCGCTCAGAAGTTTCCTTATTCTTTAAAAAAGCTTTAGAATACTTCAAACCAGCCTTAGAAGGAACAGCCGAGAAATCAATCTCATCCCATCTCTTGTCGCTCATAAGACGCTCAAGAACGTTAGAATAATTCCGCAATTCTGACAGAGTCTTACGATACAGCTTGGGAGTCATATGAAGATATTCTTGAATCTTCTTAGCCTTTCTTCGAGTTCCCTGACTAGAAGTATTCTCACTGGGAAGCCATTTAGCAAGAAGGCTAATAGAATTTTCTTTAAGAGCGTTCTTAATATCCATTGCAAGTTGTTCTGCAATAAACTGCATTACCTCGGCTTCAACCGGAGTATCAAACAACTCGAATAAATCATCCCATCTACCAAATTCAGGGATATATCCAAGATTCCGCAGAACTGCATCAGGGTCATAATTAGCCAACCACTTCAAACAAACTCGGAAAAAGGCTCTTTCGCCCTGGCCTCCGCGCACATCACGCAAGTAAAACAGGCACTTCAAAGCAAAAGTAGGATTCTCTCGATAAGCAGAAGCAAAAAGTGCAATCGTATCTTCTTTACTACGCTCTCTATATGCGCCACCAAGGCTAAAGAGATCAAACACTCGATTTGCAGTAGTAGAATAACTCACGCCGCCATTTTCAGTATAAGTTTTAGATGCTTCAACCTTTAATTCATTTAACATATAAAAGCTCCTTTTCTGCTGACTTTTCTTTTTTCAAGAAAAGTATCTCTCTTAACTTTCTATATACATTATACAATTTTTATAATAAAATTTCAAGTAATTTCTTTTCTAAAATAAGTATAAACACATCGACATGAAGGATGATAAGGAGGAATTTCTTTTATTTCAGAGACAGGGACTGGAGGTCCATCAAACGTATCAGCACAATAACCGCAACAATCCTCGGCATGAAGAATTTCACCATACATATCAGGAATATCCTTAAATAAGTTATAAGCAATTCTATTTACAATAGTATAACACTCATTATCGAGAATCAAAAGACAATGATATAGAGCTAGATTGCGGTCGCCGCAGTTCAGCCACTCCCGCACTCGAGATTCAAAGGTTTCCATATCATCATAGGTTACTGAAAATACAGCTATATCACCAGGGACTTCAATCTCGTATTCTGTAGTAATATATTTTATACACATAGCTAATACTTTTTCAAAAGAATCGTAGTATTCATCAAGTAATTCTTCATCTTTTCCTTCTGTTTTAAAATATCGAAGAACAGCTTTAGCTATTGTGTTCTCTTGTTTTAAGAGATATTTTTCTACTTGTTCAATTAATTCTTTCATTATCTCTCACTTAAGCTGCAAGGGCTTGATCCACTAGTCGTCTCACTGCAATCTGTAGTACAGGTATTTCCACTTTTGCATTTGGTGCTTGCAGTATTACCTGATTTACATTGATTGCAGTTACCTTCACAGCTACTATCGCAGCTTTTACATCCCGTATTACAGCTAGCACATTGAGTCTTTTCATACTTTAACTTATTAGCACAATCAGCTAAATCTTGGAAATATGAACCGTATATAAGAGTTTTTCCAGCGGTTGCAGTTTTACTACTTCCTACTAAATTAGCATAAGTATTAAACCAAGATGCTTTAACTTCTTTATCGGTTTGTTTTGTAATTGTACTAGTGTCTTTGCCACCTTTACCTTTACTTCTTAAAGCTTTAACATAATCAGGAAGTCTATTCCAGTCGGTAAGTGTAATTATTGCATCTCCTGTATTGACACCACCGTTCCATTTAAACTTATTAGAACAATCAGTGCTATAAACCTCTTCGGTATCGCAATACGTTTCTCCGTCAGTACAAACTGTACAATTACCATTGTTGCAGCTATTACAACTATTATTACAAGTATTGCATCCATCGCAAACTTCGCAGCTAACACAAGTTTCACAGCTCATTGCTTTTCCTCCTTTCTATAATAATTTTTATAATGACATTCATTATCTAAATAATCTTTAAAGGCTAAATTATTTTCTTCTACCAGACATCTCATCATGTTGATAGCGTGCTTAAATAAGATTTGATTCCATCTACAAGCTACTTCTGGATTAATAAAGAAATCTTCATAGGTGTCATAGTTAGAAGAAGGACAACCATTAGTCTGACACACCTGCCGCAAAGGACAAGTTTTGCAGAGTTCAGGCTTCTCACACTGATTTATTGCTTCTTTCGTATATTCATCTAATAAAGCTTCATGCTTTTTTCTATCTACGCCATTCCAAATATCACCAATAAAGAAAAAACTATTTCCATAGGAATCTTGTTCTTGGCAAGCATAAATTCTACCATCATAAGAGATAGAAGCAGAAGTAGTACCAAGGCCGCATCTAAAAGGTTCACGATGAATAGAAACATTGTTAAATCTATTATGATAGAACTGTAAATCTCTATTCAGTATATCTTCATAAGTTTTATCAATACGAGAAAAAGAAGTAAAAGGTTTATGACCTTCAGAAAACTGTAGATACATCAACGCAAAAATCTTTTCTACTTCTTCATCAAGTTTTTGAATATTTTCTTCTGACCAAGTTTCTCTGCCATTAGGCATTGTAAAGAAATTGCGGAAACCGTGCTCCATAGCGAAAACATACGAGTTAAAAGTGCCATCAACTGTAGCTTGGTCAATGGTTGCTCTCATAGCGGTGTTTGGAAAATTTTGTAATAAATAGGAAATATTGGAAGCCGCCGCCTCATAACTACTTTGCCCATTCCGCATTGGACGATTTTTATCTTGAACTTCTTTAGGACCATCGAAAGAAAGATGAGGATAGATATCATACTTCCGCATAAAATCAATTCTTTCCTTATTCAGTAGCGTCCCATTAGTAGTCATTGTAAGAGTAATAGTATCTCCATACTTCTCTCTAATATGCTTAGTTAGCGGCACAATAATACTATCCCACATTATAGTAGGTTCACCGCCAAAGTAAGTGATAGAAGGATCTTGCTTAATTCCAGTTAATTCTTCCTTTTGTTTAACATTATTCATTAAAAAATCAACGCTTTGTTCTGCAATTTCGTAAGTCATATAGTGGTTACATTGCTTAACAAAGCAATACTTGCATTCTAGGTTGCACGCGTCAGTGAGGTTCAAACACACGCTACTAAAAAACGGGTAATGTTCTTTATACATAATTTCTCCTATAAAAAAAAATAAAGGGAGGTTTCCCTCCCTTTTAGTCTGGCAGAGGCGCTTCAGAATCGAACCAAGACCCGAGGGGTTAGAGCCCTCTGTGCTACCATTACACTACACCTCCATATGTAAGATAGCTTGCTTAATCTTTAGGTTCTTTCTACATTATTTTCTACATTTAATTTCTCGCTTCTTTTTTCTATTGCTATCTGTGGAATTATATCTGGCGGAGCGAGAGGGATTCGAACCCCCGTGCCTCGTAGACACGCTAGTTTTCAAGACTAGGCTGTTATGACCGCTTCAGTACCGCTCCATTTGGAGGTAGATGCCTGAATTGAACAGGCAACAAGATATTACAAGTATCTCGTTTTACCATTAAACTAATCTACCATAAAGAGCCCAGGCTACGTTCCACAGCTCGACGGAGGATTTGGGTTCCTCGTTGACCAACCCTTTCAAACACCCATAAAAGTAAACCTTGTTGTAGTTTTGTTCCCTTAACTACAATAATATTATATGATATTTTTTTTGAAATTTCAAAGATTTTTATAAAAAAGATCCTTAAATCTAAAGAAAAAAGGGGACTCATAAACGAGTCCCCTAGTATCAAAAATCAAACCATGTAACACTGTCTAAAGCAGAAGCTACGTCATCTAAAGTGGTATTTTTCCCTAGTAAATGATATTGAGAGCTATAAATAAAATAAGCTATATCTCCGGCATTTATTACTCCAGCTTTAATGGCTGCTCCGTTGTAGTAAATATTTTTTGCGCCTTTAGAATTTATATCCAAAGTAGCACTTGCAGGAACATCATAAGTGAATTTAACAGCAACAATACCTCCAGTAGTTAAAGAATAACTACTTAAAGAAGCTGCCTTTGCCGCAGTCGCTGCCGCTGTTGAGCACGTTGCATAACCCTATCCTAGTGAAGCATTAGAATAAGTGGAATTTGCATCACCAGTAGCCCACCAACCAGTATAAGTAGTTCCATTAATATTTACTCCAGAATGATAGGTTAATGTAACAAGATAATTGGCCCCATAATGCGTAGTTAATCTTGAAGTTGCCCATCTATAACAATCAATAGCGCCTGTAGTAGTACCATCGTCGAGAGTTAAATTTAAAGTAACATTAGTACTACTCACAGAAGCATAAGGAAGCCAATAATTAATACAAAGTCCATCATATAATGCTTTGACGCCATGTAAATTACCAGTCCAATCTGCAGTAGAAGCTGTCTGAGTGCCCATTACAAAGCGATTATCAGTTAGATTGATAGTAACATTAGAAGAGCCATCAAAAGAAGCAGAACCTGATTCATCGCCACCTACAGTTATTGTGCGGGCAGTAGTTAATTTAGGTACTGAGTCTATAGATGCCCAAGTTGCATCTCCACGCAAGAACTTAGCTTGACTGCCTGCGGAGGGCCCGGGTACTAAACCCCTTGTACCTGCCGCACTCGCACTTGCGCCTGTAAATGTATCAACATTATTCTGAACCACAGTCCAGTCTGTTGCTTTATAGGAAGAACTATACTCAGAAACACAAATAATCATGTCTCCTGATTCTATGCTTCCTATATTTGTTATACTAAAAGAGGCAGAGGCTTTGTAAGTCCAACCAATTTTATAATTTGTTAATCCTGTAATACCGGCAGCACTTGAGACTGTACCCTTAAAGATAAGCCCCGATGCGAGGGTCGTCTCAACGGCATCAAGACGATCCCTCGCATCTTTATCTTTAATGGTGTAAGTGGTGCCACCTAATTTTATTTTAGATAATTCTGCCACTTACTTTCACCGTCCTTTAGTAATTGCTTAAATCAGGAAACAGTAACAGTTTTAGAACCCTTAGTAAGAGTGGGAGTAATAGTAGCCTTAGTACCAGTAAACTCGGCAGAAGCGCTAGTAGCCTTATCATAGCTACCAGACACACTCACAGAGCCCTCGGTACCAGTGAACTTAGCAGAGATATTATCAGAAGTACCAGTGAAGGTAGCAGAAATCTTGCCGCCAGTGAAAGTAGGTGCACTTGCGGTAGCAGATGTAATACCAGTCACAACAGTCTGAGCATCAGCCAGAGTGGGCAGAGTACCAGCAGAGAAAGTACCATCGGTGAAAGAACCTGCCTTAAATCCAGTAGCAGTCAGAGCACTAGCTGTAGAAGCATCAGCGAAAGTCAGCACTTCATCTTCAACTGAAGCGGTCATACCGGCTGTAGCAAAAGAGCCTGTAGTCTCAGACACGCTAGGAGCGGTATAAGAAGCAGCAGTATAAGAAGGTAAAGTACCAACAGACTTAATGTGCTGCACTTGAGCAGTAGCAGGAGTCACTGTAACAGTAGGAGCGTCAACAGAACCAGTAATCTGGAAACCATTAGCATTATCAGCAGCAATTGCCACAGTACCGGTAGGAGTCACTGTACCAGTAACTGAACCGGCAGGAGTATATGCGCCAGTGGACTCAATAGTAGTAGCAGTCGTAGCCACAGAAGCTGCGATAGTACCAGCAGGAGTATAATCAGCACCAGTAAGACCGGTAACATAATCAGATAAAGAACCAGAAGCGGAATCCTTATATGCAAGAGCCTTTAGACCAAGAGCACTCTTAATCTCAGCAACTGTGATGTCGTCCTGCATATCAATGCCAGCAATGGTGAAGGTTTTCTGCACATAGTTAGTCTCAGCAGAAGCAGTAGTCAGATAAATGGCCTCATCGCCGAGCTCAACAAAATTCTTACCATCATAGACATACTCTTTAGTACCGACAATAATTAAATCACCGGCAGCACCATCATAGTCTGTAGGCACGGAGTCCTTAACGCCGATGAAGTGCATTGCGCCAGTGACACCAGCAACACCATTCTTAATAGCGGCAGTAACAGCAGCACCAGTAGGAATGTTAGAACCATCAGTCAGAGTAGTCTCAACATTGTAAGAAACAATGTCACCATATTCGTCGATTATAGCACGGACGTCAGCGTCCTTGACAAAATAAACACTGTCGCCAATCTTAACCTTTGAAAGGACAGGAGTATTCTCATAAGTATAAGCCATTGTTTAAATTCCTCCATTAAATTAGTTTTGAAATAATTAACTCTTCTTCTTCGGCATTTAAAGAAGCTTCAATCTTTTTATTAAGATTTTCTGTGATACTACGTTGAGTCATCGAACCATCGATAGCATCACCCGTAGTATCATAAAGCTTCATAACACCAGCAGTCTGTGCGGAAGCGGTAGGTAGAGAGCCACTTAAAGACACGAATTCATTCCCATCATAGTAAAAAGCTCCCTATTCTGAATCCACATAAACTCTATTACTCAAAGCATTATAGAGTTCAGTATGCTCTGAGTCTTTATAAAAGGCTCCTTCAAAGAAGTAACCTAATATAACAATTTCATTACTATATTCTAGCCCAGAGAATGCAGTAACGCCATCGCCGCACACTGCCATTAAGCCTTTTGATGCGGTATCCACTAGACAGATTTCTCCATTAGCAGGAACGAAAGTATCTGCAATCTTAGCATAGTTATAGTCATTGTCTCGTCTAAGACGAATAATAGCGTTCATATTAACCTCCTTATTCAGATGTTATCGGTAGCAGAACCACCATATAGAACTAAAGTATCATCTGCGGAAAGAGGTTTAAACCACTCAATTTCTCCAGATTCGGTTTTGCGAATAGACTGGCCTGCAGAAGCCGTTTCAAACCCCATAAGAGAAATTGCATCACCACTTATAGTAAGTGTTTTTCCGTCAGGAGAAAGTGTACCTTCTCCTTCGAAGTATTTTAAATCATTCCAAGCAGTAGTGCCATCACCAATCTTAAGTTTACCTGTATCTTTTTCATATCCAGGCTCACCAGATTCAAGAACCGGGTTTAGTCGTGTCCATGTTTCCGCACTACCACGTTTGAATTTAAATATAGTATTATAAACTACTTCGGCCAAATTTCTTCACCCCTCTATAATTAGCCTAAATCTAAATCCGTACCTTCATAGACTACATTACTATTGTTATCGTCGCTGGAAGAATCTTCCAAATCGCCGCCCTCATAGATAATAGTGTCGCCTGTGTTGGGTGTGTTTCCGCCAGAGGAGTTACCTCCAGAAGTATTGCCGCTACTTTGCAAGATCCAAAGTTTTGCGCCATTTAGGATATAAACATTAGAGTTCTCGATTACAGTAGCTTTAGAGCCAACGCCGCAATCAGTAGGCAGATCAGCTACATCACTTTGATAATCGCATAAGAACTCAGCCATATTATAGAAAGTCTTGCGAATATTATTTGTACTAGCTGTAATCATATGCAAGTCTCCCCTTTTCAATACTATCTCATAGTATTCTAAAAAATTAAAACTATGAATTACATATTTTTGTCCAGGGTTTTAAGCATAAAAGAAAGGCTTCCCTCGTAAGAAGGAAGCCTTAAAACTAGATACTACATTACCAGAAAGTTTGCTGTTGGTATCTACTATGGCAGAGGATAAGAGATTTGAACTCTTGCGGCCGTAGCCCTATCAGTTTAGCGAACTGACCCCTTATAACCTAACTTGGGTAATCCTCTATGTATCCTCTGCGTTTGTGTGGGCTTGGAACCACCATCGGCCGCATTATACATCATATTCATCTATTGCTGATAGTGGGAGTCTCATTTCCAAAAATAAAATCATCAATATCGTACATTCATATTCTCCTTTCTAAATTTAAAATAACTAGACACAGGCAAAAATTTTATAACATTAAATCTTTAGAATAGTTGCTGTGAGTGTCTAAAATGGTGCGTCAGGTGAGACTTGAACTCACGCATTTCCAAATTAAAAGTTTGGAGCCTTACCAACTTGGCCACTGACGCATATTAAGCAGTTTTAAGTCATACTTAGGACTAAAACACTGGAGGCAAGGTATATGTAGCGCGAAGCGCTTGGTCCTAGTGTAGGGATTTGAACCCTAGTTTTCCGATTATAAGTCGGAGGCTTTAACCTACTAAGCTACACTAGAATATTTTCACATTTCTTCTATCTCTTCTTCTGCTTCAAATCTAACTACTTTACCAGAAGTAATAACAGCCGCTGCCGTCCTACAAAACTTAGTATAAACTAAGCCTTTCCAGCGAAACATACCTCTTTCTAAATCTTTAAATTTCATCGCATTGCCCTCGCGTATTCAATAACAAGAGAAGAAATGTAAGATGCTTCATCATCTGTAATCTGGTCTAAGAAAATGCCATATTTGCGGCAAACCCGGTCCTGTGCCACTTCATCTCTAACCCACTCGGGATGCATAGCTAGCTCTCGCGCAGCCGCATCCGCAGAAACCGCATTGAAATTAAAAGCAGAGTTACAAGTTCCACAATCACTAAAATGAATCATTTTTCTCTTGCTCCTTTTTAAATAAACTAGACGCTTTAAATTTTGTTATCCAATCTCCGCAAAGAAAGGCACTACTTTTTGAAAGTACATTAATCAAATTACTTGTTTTAAAAAGTTGCTGTAAGCGTCTTATTATAAGATTTAATTATTTTTTATTTTATAATCTCTTGAATGATAAGGTAAGTCACCATTTTCTAATAGCCTAATCAGATACTCCATATTTCTAACTAGCTTTAGTAAAATTGCCATTGTTTTTAATTAAAAAATCTTTCAATTCTTCTTTATTGGGCCTATTTACTTTACGAGAGGCTATAGAAGCGCATTTTACGCATCTTACAGCTTGAGAAGTTATTAATTTTCCACAATCAATACAATAATTTTGTTGAGCAGGTTTAACTCTTTCTTTTGCTATTGGATAGTCAATGCCTTGTCTTTTCCAATTATAACCAGTATTAATGCCACAAATTGTATTTTCTGAAACTTCAAATTTTTTTGCTATTTCTAAATTAGTATATTGATTTGTTTTTAATAAATTAGTTATTTCTTCAACCTGGGATAAAGTCAACTTGACTGTAGCTGCAAACCCTTGTCCTCCGCGGGTCTCATTATATCCTCTTTCGTAACTATTATATTTACTTATCCAATAGATTTCTCTTTCATTTAATTTATCTGGCTCACATTTTTCTATAATATCAAAAGAAAAATTCTCGATGCCATATTTATCAATAGCCCTATGTATAGCGTGCTTTTCTTCTTCTTTAACTCGTTTATGATTATTCCATCTTTTTTCAATATTACGACTTTGTCCGATATAAATATGATGATTAATCATATTTTCAATTTTATAAATTCCACAAGTCATTCTACTTTCCTTTCTTGGCACGGGAAGTTGGATTTGAACCAACGTGAGGTATAATACCTAATGGGGTCAAAGCCCATTGCCCTCAGCCGCTAGGCGATTCCCGTATATAAAAGAGTTCAATGTTTTAGGCTTCACAAGTTTCTAAAACCCAAGGTACTCTTAAACCTGGATATACTTTACTTTGCTTCTTATATAGCGTTCTCACAATGCCACGTATCTCCTAAAGCCGGTGGTAGCTTAAGTATTAAACCAATGTAACGCTTTTCGATTCAGTTTTATCTCACCTTTAACGACTATCGAAGCGCCGGATACCATACTCGTATCTTTACTGCATCTAATAATTAAGCGACGTGCAGCGATCGCTGGTGTTCCGAGAGAGACTCGAACTCTCACTGAAATGAACCTAAATCATTTGTCTCCTGCCGATTGGACTACCGGAACATCTGTAGCTAACTCTTCCGCAAACTCCTCAAGAAGCTCATATTTCCATGCCATCTCGTCACTCTGAATCTGAGTATCAAAATCGTCAAACATTTTGCTTCCTCCTTAGTACGCTCTTCTTAATTTCTATAGATATTATATAATATTTTTTATTAAATTTCAAAAGATGCCGAAGTTTATATTATAGAGAAACCCTCGGCTTAAACCTCTATACTAAAAAGGAGTTTATATCAGTAAAGAACTAAAATTAGGTAGATTAAAGACTACCGTGGAGCGAACGAAGGGAATCAAACCCTCATATCTAGCTTGGAAGGCTAGCGTTCTATCGTTGAACTACATCCGCATATTGTGCAGGATAGAGGATTTGAACCTCTATTCTTTGCCTTTTGAGCAAATACGCTGCATTACGCCAATCCTGCATAATGGTACAGGAGATGGGACTCGAACCCAAAATATGCTGTTTTTGAGACAGCTACGTCTACCACATTGCGTCACTCCTGCATAATGGAGTTTGATATTTCAAGACGCATCTTTACTTTATCCTATTAGCTCCGTAGAACTAATATCTTGGCCCCTCCACTCCAAGGAGGCCGACTGGTAGCGGTGAAGGGACTTGAACCCTTACGGCATAAAGCCAGCGGATTTTAAGTCCGCTATGTCTACCGGTTTCATCACACCGCCTTATCGAGCTAGTCTTTCCTAGCAGTCAACCATCTAAATGGTCATAAGCGACTTCTCCGGTCGAGAGATCGACAATAACAACATTCTCATAGATAAGTCCATGAAGCCTCATTCTATTATATTCATCAATCGCTTCATCGTAGGTATTATACACTCGATGAATCTCATGGTCGTTGCCAGTGAAATGAATCATTTCAAACATTGCCTTCCCTCAACTTTCTATAGATATTATATAATATTTTTTATTTTATATCAAAGAATTTTTATCGCTACATTTCTGCTTCCATCTACTAGCTCAATACTAGTAAACTTTAATTCCTAGAATTTTCTCAGTTCCCGCTTCAACTTATTCACGATTCGCTGATTAAAGTCACCTTTATTTTGCAGCAGGTTAATGCGGTTTTCGAGCCGCAATTTCCGCACATTCTTATCCATTTACTTCGTCTCCTCTCAAGTCACGAATTGCCTGTTCGGTAAGCTCAAGAACCGTGCCCTCAGTTTCCCAGTCCTCAAGACGAATACTACTAAGATATTCAGCCCCATAGAAATCCATCACTTGATCCATAGCTTCATGGTAATCCTCAGCAGTTACGATACCTTGATAAGATTCAAGTATTGCGCAAGCTTCCGTAGAATAAACCTTAACTTCATAACTGAAATAACTCATATCGGTTCCCTCACTTTCTATATACATTATATAATAAATTTCTTAAAATTTCAAAGAACTCTTTTGCGCAGTTCTTCAATTAAAGCCTCGGTAGAAGCAGAAGAAAGTAGCAGGGCATCCTTTGAAATCTTAATAACAGGAGCAACAGGAACAATAGAGTCTCTTCCTATATGAGTAATTTCACCTTTCAGCATTACCGCACCTTCTTTATCATTCCAAGGTGTAAAAAACAAAGTTTGAATTTCTTCATCACACTTCGCTATAATATCTTGATATTCACGATATTCATCAAAAGAAAGAGGTAAACACAGCCCGACTTTTCCACCCTTACACTCACCATATAGAGGAGTATTACTTACCTCTCTAAGTTCAGTTACCATGTTCTTAAGAGGAAATGTTTTAAACCAATAATCACATTCCTCTACGATGTTAGTATAAGTACTAGTCAGTTCAGAGTTTAAAACCATAACTTTATAGCAGAATCTATTTTCATCGAGGATAAGGAGTTTATAGCCCTGAATTTCAATAATGTCTTGCATTAACATACCTCCCAGTTCCACTTTACTTTTGTTTCAGAAATCCCATTGCGATAAGCAAAAGGAAAGATAACAGAGTTCTTAATGGCATCGGCGGCTTCCGCAGGTTTAGAGAGGTTAATATCGAGGTTACAAATAGACTGTGCACAAGTCTTAGGGGACTGCATATCAACTTTAATCAGCATAGCTATATCTCCTTTTAAAATTTTATTTAATAAATTTAATGCTTTTGTCCAACACTCTTTCTTTGATGTTATTTAGACGAGTCATTTCATCTTCAAGTTTAAGGAATTTATTGTAATTATTACTGTAATAATAGATACCCGCGGTCGGCTGCTTAAATTCGTGATAAGGCGAGACCCAAGTTAAGTCAGCCTCATAGAAATCGTGCAAAGCTACAGCCGCTTCGTCTGTTTCGCAATAGCAATAAACTACAAATTCAAGATAATCGTGGTTTAATGCCAAAGGTTCAAAATCTTTGCTATAAAGATGAATTTCATCTTTATATTTCTCGAGTTCGTATTTCTCACAGGCTTCTCTAGTTATAAAATAAATGCCATCGACCGCTCTATAGACGATTTCCATATTTTACCTCCTCTACCAAAATCTGGAAATGCTCAATCTTGTAACTGAGTCCACTCTCCATCATTATCAACGTCAAAAATGAAGGAAGATCTTCTCGCGCCCATAACCTCAGCATAGCTATCCAGTCTTTCGTATTCTTCTTTCAGATTCCTCCAATCGCCTTCTCCGCAGTCATAGAAGAAATACGCAGGAGCTTCCGCATATCTCAGTTCTTCAGGCATATAATAGTCCTGAAGGTCATTAATCTGGGTAAGTACTTCAACGGCTCTTGGAGTCACAAAATGAATAAAATCAACTTCATCAAGTTCGACATCTTCATTAGGCATAATTTCTCCATCGCAATCGTAGAGGAAAAGTTCTCCCTGTACTCCCTTTAGTTTAAGACCTACTTCATATGCGATACAGGAGTTTTCATCCTCGAAATCAGTTCCATCTTCTGCTCTATAGATTTCAATCTTTTCCATTTAGAATTTTCTCCTTTTCTTCATCAGTAATTTCAAGGAAAGTAGAGTCGATAAGCGAAATAGTTACGCTATATAAATCATCTTTGTAGTAAGCATAAAGTCTTTCACTAACTTCTACTAAAGAACTTACATTAGTCATAACAATATTGTCTTTTAATTCTTCGCTATCTACGAAGAAATGAACAGTACAGACTGCTGTTAAATCACCCAAAGCTAATATACTCCCCTTTCTTTTCTTTAGCTGTAAGGATATTCGCAATGTCGCTTGCAGATTTAAGATGCTTATCATCATAAGAAGCTTCATTCCATCCAAGCAGAAGGAATTTAAAATGCGGTGGCCACTGCTCAGGGAGGCTTTCTTCTGAGACAATATGCCATCCAATACCTACTGCATATCGTGCATTAGAAAGTTGACACCATTCTTCATCTGCTTTAGTACGAATCCCACGAATAACGAGAATTGGACCTTTAGAAAATCCGCGCACCCGCTTTAAATCTTTAGGTTCTTCTTCCTTGATTTTCTTCCCGTAATTCTTAGCTACCTCACCCTCAGTATACCAGCGGACGGCGCGTCGATTCTTGGTATTGGGATGCTCGACATCTATGTACATCTTTCCATTTTTCTCGTATGGGTCAGAAAGACGCTTGTAGTTTGCAAAAGAAGGTGCTGTTGACATAATATCAATCCTTTCTAGCTAAATGGAACCAGTAATTTGCGAATTCTCTACCTTCGGGGTCACGGTTTGTGCCATTAACGTAGATATTGGCATAATAAGAATCAGAAGGAAAAGCAGCAGGAAGATTCTCTCGTGCATATTTTCCAGCGATAAGAAGAGCATCTAAGAGTTGCCGCTTCTGCTGTTTAAGTTCTTTGATAGTGCTTAACAAAATTTTTGCATCCTCTTTAGAAATCTCCATGAACTTTTCTCCTCTCCTTACTTTCTATAAATATTATAATGTATTTTTTTAAAAAAATAAAAAGCTCTGCATCCGCAGAGCTTTAAAATCAAAAGAAGAGTTAAAGGCCCAACATCTTTAGAAGAGAATCAACTTTCGCTTGGTCCGCGGCAGTAGGTTCAACTTTCTTCGGAGCGGGGTCATCGGTGGTCCAATCGTTAGGGTTGGCGGGCTTTGGAGCTTCGGCTCGCGCAGGATCAAATTCAGCTTTCGGCATTGTGATGCTAATAGAAAACTGAATCTTCTCACCTCCGTCATCCGCTACCACGTATAGCTTCTTCGCTTCTGTTCCTAGATATGCGTCCCCAAAAGCTTCTGTAATAGTCTTTACAACCTTTTCACGTGCAATATCGCCTCTACGTGCCATAAATATCCTCCTTAGATAATACTCATAAAATGCAGAATAGCCAGGAAGAAACAAGGAACTGTTCCTACCACGCAGTCGGGTCGGCCATTCAGGGAGAGATATACATCTACTCCACCGAAACAGGCCCATACAACGCCCATAATTACATCAATCATTTAATTTCGCCATCCTTTCTTCATAGCAGTGCGGACAATGGGGTTCATCATCCAACATCCTCATATCTTCAATATCGTACTCTTCTCCACACCAATAACAAAGTTGTACGCCTCTTTCTTCTCGATCGAGTTCTTCCATTTCAAAGAAACATTCGGCGCAATACTTTTTTCCTTTAAATTCTATCAATTCTTCTTTATAAAATTCATCTTTACAATTATCACATAGGTCAAGACCAAGTTCAAATCTTTGAGCAGCTTCTGCGCAAGAAGTACAGATATAATGTTCAGAATCATCGAGAGTTTTATCACAGCAGGGACAAGGTACTAAAGAACCTACTTTTACTTGCAATTTTTCTTTAGTAGCTTTGCGGTCCTCACGTGAGTAGTTTAAAAGAGTAATACTTCTTGCATGAGAAAGATAAGGATTAAAATTGTTACAAGCTAAGATGTCATTGTAAGCTAAAGTATCGCTTTTATCTTCCACAATATCGTCATAAGAAGTGATAAAACCATTTAAAATAAATCCGGGTACTTGCGGAAAGTGAGTCCCAGAGTCGTTATCAATCTTGCTGAAGCCGGTACATTCAAGATCGTCTTGCCGCGGTCCAGGGTAGTTGCGTCTAACTTCATCCATTAAAACAGAAGAAAAGAATGGATACTGCTTATTGTAATGGATTATTTTCCCAGATTTAGTAATGTGAATTAGCATACGCCAAATTTTGTTATTCCACTCAAGTTCTTCGGGAAAATACTTAAGATGAGTATCTTCTTCTGTTTTAAGATATACAACAACAGTAGAAGAATCTAGCATATAGGAGAAATTACCCGCACGATAATCTCCCTCAATGTAGTGGCAACTACTCCATCCGCAATTATTCTGGGAAATAGTAATATAATCTAGTGGATGTACTGAGAAGCAAAGTTTTCCTGTTACTTTGTTCTGTTGGATTACTCGCGATGCGATATCTTGACACTTCCGCAAAGAATCAGGAGGAAGAACGTATTTGAAGGACTTTAGCAATTTAGCCCCTTCCTTCATATTGGTTCCTTCGGCGGGATAGGAGACTCGATTTTCGTAAAAGCTAGATCCATTCTTTTCAAGGAACTCGATGAATCTTTCATCGGCGCCTTCGTGAGACATCTGACTCAGTAGTTTACTAAACATTTGAGTCTTTTGTTCTTCATTTAATTCAATAGTAATAGAGTCAGGAATTTCATAGATGGGTTCTCCGCCAAAGAGTTCGATGAAACGGGCCTTGCGGATTTTCCATAAATTTACAATTTTACCAAAATCTGGTTCCCGCTCCCCAAAATCCTCAACATTGGAGATAACTGCTTCTATCTGATTTGTAATTTCGTTAATATCCATAAGGCCCTCCTTCTTTATATAAATATAATATTATATTTTTTATTATAAATAAATTAAGATTGTGACTTAGAATAAAGTTCCATCATAGCTGCGGATCGCGCGCAAGTAGTACAAAATCTACAGCTTTGAGGCGCTTCACGGCACCGCTGCCCGCAGTTTGCTCTTTGTTCTCCAAATTCTGCGGGAATGTAGATACTTGGTACTGAAGGTTCTAGGTCATGAATCAGGAGAGAGAGATTGAAGGGAAATGAAGGCTTTTGGTAAAGAGAATAGAAAGATTCTTCTTCATCACGATAGATGACATCAAATTCTAAGTAGTCAATTGCAGTGTAGTATTGAAGATCTTCTGGACGGATGTAGAAGTCAGAGATTGAAACAGTAGGAAGAAGTGTGGAAGGGTGTGCGGGACGGGCTCTGATGACAATACTGGATTGAGATTTGCGGCGGGCGATGGTATTCATTTGAAAACCTAGGGGTCCTGCTACTAGAATATCAGATACACCTGCGGATTCCAGCTGGGAAAAAGTATCCCAGTCTGTAACGGGGAGATTGAGGTAGGCGTTGTTTCCAGAATTTACTAGTTTTTGCAGAATATGGAAATCCTTCGTTGCTATTGTGTAATTTGGAGTTAATGCTTTAATTAGAGTTACTTGTTGTAGGAGTTTATTATAGTCTGTTTCGCTAGATTCTGGAAATAGGATTCTATATCTGCGGTTAGGGTTCTTTTTAACGAGATCATATACATCTCCTAATCTGTTCCATCCGCACGTTACTTCATCTGCAGATTCTAGGTATTTATTTCCTACAGTTAGAGAATATTTCATTCTACGTCCTCCTGTTTTAATAAATTAGAGTTTGTTGTATGAGTTAGTGTTAGTTGTTTTATACGCCTTGATGGGAATTTTTAATTGAAAATGGGAGGTGTATTATGGTAATACGTCTTTTTTTTGCAGTATTACCATAATACATCTTTCTTCTTTTGTTTTAATGCGGGAGATTCTTAGTATTCTTTGAGCGAAGCGAAAAGAATACCTATTAGGAATATTACTATTAGTAATACTATTAGGATATAGTTCATTTTTTGATATATCGTAAGTTCATTTTTTAATCATCCGTAGGTTCATTTTTTGATAATTCATTTTCATGTAGAGCTACGAAGGTAAGTTTTTTGCGAGGAGTTGGTACGGTAGTTCCGTCACTCTTAGTTAGAGTATCATAATATTCTTCATAGTCTATGATTCCTTCATTTTTGAAGCTATGTAGAATATTACGAATAATACTTAAAGAAAGTTTATTTTGGTCAGAATATCCTATGACCTTAGCTAATTCTTTATAAGTAAAAATATAATTTTGATTTTCTTTAGTCTTTTTCCAAGTATAGATATTAACTAAGTAGTTATAAATTCGTACTGCTTGTGGATTTCTAGTACTAATAACATACCATAACATTTTATTATCTACTATTTGGTATTTAGTTTTCTCGTCATAAGGGAAAATATAGCAAGCATATTCTTTATTTCCAATTATGAGATTCTTTTCTGCGACTAATCCTTTATCCATTAAACGCTTTAAGTGTCTACGGTTACTTTGAGGATTAGTTTGGCAGATTTCATAAATATCATTAAGGCGAGATTTGTATTTAATTTTAGTTAGATATAAAATTTTTTCTTGATTATGAAAAGTAGCGAGAAATTGCATAGCACCAAATAGTAAATCATCACTATTATAGTGCATAAATCCTTCTTCCAAAGATAATCTTCGGGATAATATCTGTTGAGACATAGTTTCTCCTTTCTAAAAATGTGGGCACAGTTAATAAATTAATCGTGATTTTGTGGTCCATTTTCAAGTGCATCAAGTTCGTCGTCTATTTTAGCAACAGCTAATTGACAGCCATAGCGCACAAAATCGCTTATAGTCATACCTTTATACTTAGAGTAGAAATCAATTATCATTTTTTCTTCTCCTGTTACTCTACATTTAATGTAACAATTCTTCGTCGGTTTCGGCATCTCGTTCTAATATCTCCTTACATCTTTCTCTAATAAGCTGAGATATAGGTAGACCTATAGCTTCAGAATAATATTTTAGATTTTCTTTCTCTTGTTTGGTTACTCTAAGCTTGATATATGTGTCTTTTACTTCTTCAGACATTACTAAAAACCTCCCTACGCTTATTAAAAAGTTATGTAATAAGATTAATTAAGTGTGACCACGAATTTTATAGAAAAGAAAAGGGAGAGCTTTCGCCCTCCCTTAAAATCAGATGGCCTTATAACCAACCTTCTTCTTATTCTTGCCCTGAGAATTCTGAGTAGTAACATCTTCCTTCTCGATCTTGTCGAACTTGAACAGATTGTTCAGTCGAGGAATAATCTTCTGAGAGCTGAGATCTTCATCATCAAGAGCAGCGAGAATCTCCTCAACAGTCATAAACTCCTCAGTAGACAGAACCGAGAAAATGCGCTCCTGAAGAGCATCACCCTCTGCGCGCTTAGCTTCTGTGCGAGCCTTAGCTGCCTCGGCCTTCTTATCAAGGATATTGATTTCGGCTTCGCAGAATGCAACAACATCATCTGCGGGATAGGCAAGATCCTCGCCGCCAACGAATTCGATAATTGCCTTATACATATCACGCTTAGTAATCTTTTCCATTTTAATTTTCTCCTTTACTCGGGGGCTAACGCCCTCGTTGTTTTGTTTTTATTTTATTTTATAATATTTTTTGAGATTTTGCAAGCGGGAACGCCGCTAGTATCGAGGTTAGTGGAAGAGTAGATTCTCCAGCTCCCGCAGAGAAGTAGCTAAGTCGGAGTTAGAGAGTTTGTAGTAGGTTAGTAGTGTACTACGAACAGCCTCATCCGCAAGGTCTGTGAAATCATTGAGGTCTTTCTCGGAGAACTCGATCTTGGAGTCTTTTGCTTTTGTTTCTTGATAGATTTTTGCAATGTAACACTTAAGAGAATAAATTGCATCACCATTGAATTTGGTATCTGCATACCAGTTTTTGGAAGTAGCAGATTCGAGATTGTTGGAAAAAGCTTCTCGAATTTGCTCTTCGGTGTAACCTTCCTCAAGGTAAGAGTTGATAATTTCGTTGAAGTCCATTGTTGTACTCCTTTTGCTTTAGATTGTCGGGCTTGTGCCCTTCTTTATTTCTGTAGATATAATACCAAAATTTTTTCGTTTTTGCAAATTTTAATTTTGTTAGCAAGAGAAGAGAGAACTGGGTTGGAAGATACTTGTATTTATATAAAATTTATAGTATAATTATTACATTAAAAGAAGAGATTTGGGCAAAATTTGTTTCAGAATATAAGTAATTTTTTAAAGAGTTTAAGAGTTGTTCTTAAAAGTGGAGAAGAACAGTTTTAAAAATTTTTTGATAAGTGAGATGTTAAAATGGATGCTGTGACTTTATGGTTGTATGAACATAGTACTCCCGATGGGAAGATATGTTGGATTGAGAAAAAGAATTTCACTTATATGTAGATAGGTAAGGATTTAGGATTAAGCGGGACTGGGGTTTCTAATCGAGTTAAGAATCTGCTTGGTAAAGAAATATTTTGGAATCAAAAGAAGAAAAGATATGAAGTTAAGAATTTTGAAATTGACGGTAAGATACTGCGGAGAGCGTCTGTGGGGTTAAGTGCGGAATGTCTGGAGTTGTTGTTATGGATTCAAGATAAGAAGAGTTTTAGTTTAGGATATGCAGTGGAATGTTTACGAGTTGAGTAGTGGAAGATTATTGATATGATGTTTGTGTTGAACAAGTTAGATTTTGCGGATTTCCGTGTTAAGAAGGGGAAGGAAATCGTGTTTGAAAGGTCAAGCGAGTTGGGAAAATGGGGGAGAGGGAAGGAGAAAAAAGGATAATAACTTATTAGGTTTTTAGATAAATTGAGTTAGATATTGAGTGGAATAGATCGAGTGTTAGAGATGTGGGCTGGAATTTAATTAATAAAAAAAATCAACCCCTCTCATCTCCCCCGCCCCTCCGTCACTCGAAAGTATAGGGATTTAATTCTAGTTTTTTGTACTTTTGCTTTAGTTTGATGGTGGTAATTGTCATATTTTTTTTGTTGGCTTATATACAGGGGCCGCACAAAAAATCTACAATTACTGCTAGGAGGCATGATATATAATTCTATTAGGCGAGAGTTCTAAATAGAATTAGAAGGAATGAAATACTCCTTTAATAAAAGTTATCCCCTTTTTTTAGGTTTATACAGGGTGCCAAAAAGGGCAATTTTTATAGGTATAATTAGTTCTCTAGCGTTGTTAAGGGACAAATTTGATTTAGTGATAATATAAAATTTTTATAATATAACGTGGTTATCTACAATAGTTGCGCCTTTTATCATGGACTTCGCACAATATCACTATTAACTTAGGTTGGTGGTGGCAATGTTGATTTTTTTGTGCGGTCCCTTATATTACGGCGCACAAAAAAATCAACATTACCGTTAGGGGGCATGATATCATGTTACAATTAAACTAGATATACACTACGAAAGAACTTGCAAAGGAGATGGACATAGGATACTAGACCTTTAGGAAAAATAGGCAAAAATATGAAAATCATTTAAGATTATTCTATGATTTTATGACAGAATCCAAAGGCCGAGGTATAATTTATATTTTTACCGAGCAATATGGAGATTTTATTCCATATAAAGATTATTGTAAATCCAAAAAAAATAAACTAATCCAAAATAAAGCAAAAGCAGTTATCAAGACCGAACCCAGACAGACTGGTTCTAATATAGCTCGTATTATTTATGTAGAAGAAGAAATTCAAGCTTTAAATTGTCAATTAAGTACGATTACTAATTATACTAGAGCTAATTTAAAAGAACTTATTAACTCAGGTTATTATACTCTGACCGATTATAAATGGTGTTTTTTAGACTATCAAGCTAATTAGTATATTGAAATGACTGACGCTCAAGTTAAAGAGTTGCGCAGTTATTTTAGAGATTGCGATAAAGAAAATCTCGAAGAACAAGAAAATGCAATGACTAAAAGAAATGAAGGTTTAATTAGCAAAGAAGAGGCTAATAATACAGTGGGCGAATTGAAATATAATGCCTTTATCGCAGGTATAGAGAAATATATGTAGAATAATAATAATTGTAGACCTATGAAAGTTCCTTTATATTAGCGTTGTGCTTTCTAATAAAGCTTGAGGGTCGCGAACGAACGTGAGCGTATCCCTCAAGCACATTAGCATAAATTTTATTTTAAAGGAAGATAGGAAAAAGTACTCCTCTGGGACATCGATTCACACTCGGCGTTCGTGCTTCGCACTTCTCGCCTTCGCGCTCATCGACCAGAGGAGTACTTTTTAGAAAGTTGAAATGAAAATAGAAATCGAGTTAGATTTTGAAATTTGAATTGAAAACAGGGCAATTAGAATTCTCATTTGAAAGCGGAAGCGGAAACGGTAGCTCTGAAGCGCGTTATATCTTGTCCTTTCGCGCCTTATTTTAATAGAAATACCTTATTTTATCTAACTATATTTTAAGATGTTTCTATTAAGATAGATAAATAATATAATACCACCATTTTGCATAGTTAGATAATTGGGGGTATAAAACTTATAGTCTAGGTATGAAGTAGAATTAAAGCTGGCGTTCGCGCGGTTTATTTATTTCTCTTCTCTTGTTTTCAAAAAAAAAAAAAAAAAAAAAAAAAAATTGATGATTTTTAGTGCTCATCAAACTCTTTTAGCGTGTTTTACATACTCGGTCAAATTATTTTAACTCTTTATTTTAAATTTTTATAATATTATGGAGAGAAAAATAAAATTTTTACATATATTAATCTTGATATTTTCCTCTTCCGTTCGAGGTTATTAGAAAAACCGTCTATCTAATCACTCTCTAAATATTATATAAGAGTGATTAGATAGACGGTTTTTGCATTAAACCTCTAACACCAATATTAATAAAAATAAAGGAGATAAAATAATATGGAATTGTACTTAGGTAAAATGACATGGAGAGACCTCGCTCGTTGGTTTGGGTTAAATGAAGATGCTTTCAGTCATGGTGGAACCAAGAGAAGAGAAAAGAAACTTGCAATCTTAAAAAGTTATGCTGATTATCACCTTGAGAATAATGGTAAAGCACTCTATATAGATAGGATATGGGTTAAAGAGTATCGTAAGTCATATGATATAATAGATAGAGAATTTTCTAACGAGTGGGATAAGACTGGTGTAGATACTTGTAGCAGAGTAGGTCAAGCTATATGGGCAAGATATGGTGAGCTAAATCAAGTCATTCAAGTTAGTACTGCATAGAATTATACTAGAAAAGTTAAACAAGATAGATATGGTAAGAATAACAAAGAAGGTGGTACACATGGGACTAGCTCATATAGATGGATGTAGGAAGATGGTAAGACACCTTTAACAAAAGAATAGTGGGATGTTATGCACAAGTGTATTAAACAAGCATATGAGAATGATGATATTTTGCGGTTTGCGGTTGAGGAAGATTTTAAGGGTGGTAAGATCACGGAGAAACAACGCGATGAGCGATTAGCTAAGATTGATAAATCTAATGCATATGCGGCCGCTCGAGCGGAAATTATAAAAAAATTAGGTTTCTATCCTACTAGGAAAACAAAGCTCAAGAACTATGAGCAAGGAGCCCTTGGTATAGCAGAATTAGAAACCTAAGATTAAAGAGAGAGGAGCATATGCTCTTCTCTTTTTTTATTTATTTTTAAAAAAAAGAAAGGAATAAAGATTTTCGGGACCGAGCGGAAAATTTGCATATGAGCTGGATTGATATGAAAAATTGCATATGGGAGTGTGATTTGACAAAATTCGGGTGCTTACTCCGTTAGCAGCCCGCCGCAGCTCCCTTTATAGTATACCATACTCCAGTAGATTTGTCAAGTCTTTTTTGTAACTTCATAGCCAGCTCTTTCAAGAGCGAAAATATAATCCCTCACGGTTTGAGTATCTTTACACTTAATGCCAACAAATACTTCTCCACCTGCGGAATGGACGTAAAACTTATACGGGATTCCGGCTTTAATGCCTAGACGTTCCCGCAACTTCGAGGGGATAATAATTCTTCCCATGGAATCTACTTTTCTAGTGAACTCTGTTTCTTGCATGAAAAATCACCTAACGCTAGAGTGGGCTGGAAAAACGACCCTATTACGGGCCCTGGCTTATCACCATTCAGAAGGAATCTTGCCGCACATAGAGCGAATAGGGCAAGACTCACAGGAATCTTGCTCGGTACAAAATTCAACGATAAGGATAAGCGCTTTCCAAAGCTCTAGCATAATCTTTCTCCTTTCTTTAATTTTCTAAGTTTATTTTACTCTAAATTTGCGGAAAAGGCAAAAAAATTTTTATTGAAATTTTTAATTGTTTTATAGTTTAATTTTAATAGCTTATTGAAATCACGAAGTCTTACTCGATTTTAAAATTTTGGGAAGCAGAGAAATAGAAAGCGGGTGCGGCAACCGCAGATAAAAATCTCCAATGAACGAGATAATGCGCGAATTCGGACTGCCACTCCCGCTCGCAGTCCGCCAATTTTATCACTTTTTCCTCCTGTTGTCAATAGTCAAATTGCACAAAAAGAAAGGCCCCGTAGGGCCTTAATCTTTCGCTTTATAGTATTCCTCTACCAGGTATTTAAGGGTTTCCGGGTCAGCCTTCTTAATGACCTCATACAGGGTGTCGGGATACAATGGGGTGCGTTCGACTATCCGGCGAATTCGTTTGTTTTTGAATTCAGTCTTGCTAAATCTTACATTGTCACAGATGTAATCTTCAACAAAGTTTCCACAAGCTTTTATGATATTCATGTTCTTTCCTCCTGTTTAGTGACGTATTTCAGTATTTCTTTTTCGCAGTCTGGTTCCACCAGTCCCGGGTTAAATGGACATTCTTCCATGGCAGGGCAGCAAGAGCAATCAGAGCCGTTGTAATCAACAAAGGCGGTTATCACCTCTTTCAGCCGAGTTTCATTTAGCTCCATCCGCCGTTCCCTCCTCTCACATAAATGGGAAGAAAATCAAAACAAGGCGGGTATTTTTCATTAAGTCTTGTTACTTCGCAGATAATTTCTCCTTCATTTTCTTTTGGTGCTCCGCAAGGAAGAGAAAGAACACTTTGCAAGTATCCTTTTACGGCCTTTGTGCCTTTATCCATAACATAGCTGGGGATTTCGACTTCATAGGCTTTATATTCTTCGGTACGCACTCTCATTTTCATTTTTTCATCAATTCCTTTCTTTTGTCCAATTAATAATATAATTGGTTCTATTTTCAATAAGCGCCTTTGCTAGGTCAAGAAAATCATTTCTAGTTTCGGCGTATTGCAACATTTGCTTAAAAGCCTCATAAGTGCTATCAGCGATAGGATAAGCAAAATCAACATTTACTATATCCAGATTTTCCCAAAGATAACTTTCATAACCTTGAAATAAAGAATTTTGAAATTCTTCATCGTTAAAATTACGATAGATAAAGCAAGATTCCCAACGTAAGTCAAGATAAGTATCAAAAAATTCATCGGGTTTTTCACGAGCGAGAGTGGCTCTTTCTTTGATACGTTTGGATACTTCTTCTTTGGAAAGGATTCTGTTAGTTTCAATGTCGATATAAGTTGCCATAATTATCAACCTCTTTCTTAATTTCTGTATTTATTATACCACGATTTCACAAAATTACAAGATGGAATGTTGCACAAAATCAGGATCCAAAATTTGTGCAAAATACCTATAGATTTTGGGCAAAAAATCTGGTATAATAAAAAGATTGCGGAAACTCGGCTCGATGCGCCAGTTATCGAGCCGTCCATTATATCATATTTTTCGCCAGTTGTCAAGTCTTTTGGCGAAAAAATTTTGCACAAATCTCGTTGCCAAGATTTGTGCAAAACGTAAAATTTTCAGATTTCCATTTTCTCCCAATTCTGGGAATTCTCCTTCAGGTAGTCAACGTATGCGCCAAAAATTTCATCACTTCCGCTTCCTACGTAAGCCTGCCTCGGGGTACAGGTCTTGTCAATAAATTCCAGGAAGTCCTCTGTCAAGTGAATCATAGCATCGTTTGCCTGCTGTTCAAGAGTACCTTCATAACCTGCTTCGTTAAAAACTAAGCCCTCATTGCGATTGACGTAGATTAACATAGTATTCCTTTCTCCGTGCGGGAGCGGGTGTTACCCCGCCCCCTTTTTCTTGTTCTTACGTGTCAATGTAATGTCGTATGTGTCACCGCCTAATTCAAATTGGAATTTCCTGGATGGATTCTCCACGATACAAGAGCCTTCGCAGATTTCATTTTCCACGAACCGCACAAGTGCGGAAATAATATCTTCCTTTGCGGTATCTTTCTTCTTTTCTCTTGTCGAGAACTTGTAGACCGTTTTCTTGCGTTCGGCTTGCTTCATCTTCTTGACTACTGCTTGTTGCTCCGGTGTCAAGTCTGATTGAATTTCCTGCCGGGTAGTCATGGAATTGACTTTTAGGTCATAGGCGTAAATTTCTTCCGCTTCCGCACGCCCGCACGGAATACCTTTCATGATGCGCTGGATTTGAGTTTCTTTCTCGGTGTTGCTCATTGAATCCCCCTTTCAGGGGGAGAAGGGTTTTACCCCTTCTCCCAATAAGATTTACACTGCCATAAAGTGAGTACGTCCCTTGATGACTTCCTTCACGATGCGGTTATCATCACACAGACGCTTTGCAAATGCCGTCACCTGCTGAGAGGAAACGTCATAGAAGTCGGGGTTGCCCTTGGTGACTTCGCAGAGGAGAACGGGCTTGTCGCTTGCAGAAATCAGCTCGTACAGCTTCTCGATGCGTTCAACAATCTCGGGGGAAACCTTCTTGCTGGACTTGCGGCTTGCGAGAAGGCGGTTTTCGTTCTCCAAATGAGCCACGGCTTCCTGAATGGTGGTGCCGTGTTCGGGGGTCTTGCCGGTCAGGATGGCGATGATGTCAGCGTTTCTTTGAGCCTTAGTAATTTTCTTCATAATATCAATCCTTTCTGGTTTTTGAGACTGTTCTTGTCTTTGATATATTTGTCAAGAAGGTTTTGCCCTTCCCTTGACAACGTAGTTATTATACCATAAATCTTGGTATCTGTCAAGCGTTTTCGTAAAGAATTTTCGTTTCCAGCTTGCGAAGTTGGTTCATCATTTTCTTGCAGTAAGTGCTTGTTTCATCGAGCGTGTTAATGTACTCGTTCAAAGCATTTGCGAGAGGTTCAAGTTGCTTCTTAGCGTGCTTTTCCGCAAACTCAAAAGTATTTCCCAAGTTGCGGAAGGGGAAACAACCTATACAAGGGTCAACCTTGCCCTTTTTAAGAGCCTTTACAAGGATTTCACTTTCAATCCTTGCATCATCCAAGGCCGTGTGTGATTCCTCAAAAGCGTGGTCTTTCATCAAGTATTGGTAGGAAGATTCTGCGCTTGACTTGAAGTATTGTACGCTGTTAGTCCAAAGACCATGGGAGAGACAATACTTCTTGTACGCTCTGTTGTTTAAGAGCCTATCACAAGCGATTTCCCATAAGTCAATGATAGGAAATTCCTCACCCCGTAGCTTGAAAACAGGGCTCAGAAATTCAGGGTTCGTTTCTTTAGACGTACTAGAAAGAATCCGCTGTATACTTTCCTTCTGTTTGTCCTCGAAAACTTGGTAGTTATGGTACAACGCATAGATATACGCTTCGGTGAACGGAATAGCCTTTTTGAAATCAAAAGCGGCGTTATAAGCACAGACCGCCTTGACATTCTCGCAATCACATAAAAGTTGATTGATTGCTTGATACCAACACGCTACCTCAATTTCGCCCTTTTCCATCATTTCAATGTACTTTGGGCGTTTGTCTCGATAGTAAGCGGTATCGAAAACAGAAGGAACAAAGAAGGTTTCCTGAATAAGGAAATTCCGTTGTTTGTATACTTTGCCTTGAGTGTCAATAACTTGCCACCCAATGTCATAGACCAGCGGTTTTGCAATCGCAATTTTCTTGCGGGTTGCTTCGCTTTTGCCATACTGGTTGACAAAAGGTAAAGTAGCGGTTTCAGTGTCCAGAACTAGGTAGTAGTTGCGTTTTCCCAAAATATCAAGTCCTTTCAATAGATAGGGGTTTACCATCGTGCCCCCTACCGGATTGCATTCCCCTTGGAACACTATTAGTATACCAGGAAATCAGCGAAAACACAAGATGGGATATTGCACAAAATCGGGGGATCAAATTTGTGCGGTTTGCCTATTGACAAGCGGCGTGCACCCGTGGTATAATGAAGGGGGAGGCCTGCGGCCTTCCAAAATTTGGAAATTCGCGCCTTCGTCAACCTGCACAATTTCAGGATCCCAGGTTTGGCTATTTTGTCTATTGACAGCGGAGAAAAAATGTGGTATAATGGAAATTTATGGAAAATTCGGGCCGCTTGGGCGTTGGCGGCCCGCCAATTATAGCACACTCGAAGCCGTTTGTCAATAGTCAAAATGCACAAAAATTAACCGGGATTTCTCCCGGTTAATCATCCTCCTGTTCTTCGACCCAAATATTCAGGTCTTTAAGTCTAGGAAGCGATTCAAAAAACGCTTCGAGTTCTTCTATCGCTTCTTCTTCGAGATTTGCTTCGGTTTCATACCAACCTTCAAAGTTAAGCTGAAATTTCATCATCTTCTCCTTCCTCACATGGGGCTGTTGTTTCCTCGCAGTGGCATACTAAGATGCTGCTGTCATCTTCTTCCCAGGCGTAGGGACAGTCTTTACATTTCATGTCGTTTAATCCACCCTTTCAAGTATTCTGTGTCGTTTTTTCTTGCTCCTTCAACGAGAAAAGACGCATCGTAGTCAGACGGCCCTAAAGCAATAGCTTGCTCCAAAAGGTTCAAGGCCTCGGACGTGATAGGGTAATAAGCTATAACGTGGACTTTGTCCAAATGCTTCCAAAGCCATGCTTCATACTCATCTCTTAAGAGGTCGGGAGAGTATCCACGATAGATAAAGTAAATATCGTTGATAGTCTTTTCGGCGTACAGAAACTCCCGAAAGCCATCCGAGATATCGCTGTGATCGCACTTCGCCTTTTCCTGGATGCGCTCAACCACCTCGTTTCGGTTGAGAACTTCACCATCTCTGGTATCCACGTACTTCATAGAAATCAATCCTTTCTGTTCTTGATGGTCTTATTATAGCACCAAGTCTAAGAGTTGTCAAGAGTTTTCATCTACCATTTTCAGAATTTCTTTTGCGGTTAAGTAACCGATAACATCATCATTGCATTGCGGGAGCCCCATGATTTCAAGCAACCCGTTTTCGTGCCCGTAAGAATAGTCGTGGCAAATTGCGTCCCACCCTCTTTCCTTACAGAGAATTTGTAATCCGCCTAGATAAGGACGGATAGTGAACTTGATACTACGTCTTTGCAGCCCTACCACAAGCTTATTCATCTCCTTATAGTAGATAGGTTTTATCATACCAAACCCTCCTTAGAGAATCTTTGTTTCATTCGCGAAAAACTTCGCATTGTTTCTCACGGCTACTTCCTTAACGAAAGCACTTTCTTTCTTAGTAGCACAGTAGACATTAAAAATAGTCCACTTGCCCACGTTTTCAATGTAGTTGTGCGGGATTTTGAATCCAGAAAGTTCCTTGTGCAGTTTCTCCGCCTGAGAATTCTTTACTGTCAGTTCGATTTTCCATAGCTTTTCTTTCTGAATTTTTTCTTCAATAGCCTTGACGATATATACCCCCACAAGGTTACATCCGCCGACTACCAAGACCTTTGCCCATAGGGGCAGGTCACTCACCATATAAACCACAACAATGGTATAAAAACCATAACCGAGGGCATTCGCCACCGCTGCGCCACCCTTCCCGCACTTTACCGTAGCAATGGACTTTATGGTGGAAATAATCACGTTGATGATATTTAGCACGATAAAAAGTGCTAACAGCTTGTAATCCATATTACCTCCTTTTGTTTCAAGGAAGGGGCATATAGCCCCATTCCTTTAGTCACCATCAAACCAGAGAGCCGGAATCAATTCTGCGCCTCCCGGGTCCAGCACGATACGGTTGACTTTCACTCGCCAGTTGAGGATATCATATGCTTTTTCTTCTGCGCTCTTGGCGGAGAAAGCGCGGATATAAAACCGTTTTCCGGATATGATATCTTCTACCTCGTAGTACATATACTCACCATCAAGGTCATCGTGCCAGAGGTCTGCGAACTGCCATATGGGAGACACGGAAAAGTCATCATCCCATACCATGATGATAACTTTATCGTCTTTGCGGGTCCCAGGAGTGACGACACACTCGCAGTATTCTTCCTCATCACCCAGGGGTACAAAATGAGTGCCCAGGTCAAGTGCGCGGATATCTCGTTCGGTGCGGATAAGGGAGCGGGGGTCATCTTTCAGTTTGAACATAATGTATCAATCCTTTCTGTTCCTTTCCTTGGAACAATTATAGTATAGCACAGGGCGTGCGGGATTGCAAGATGGAAAGTTGCACAAATTCGGGAAGATAAAATTGTGCAGATTGCTAGTTGACAAGCTGTAAAAAATCTGCTATAATGGAAGTTTATGGCAAAACTCGGCCCGCAGCGCTGGAGTGCGGGCCGCCCGCTTTTAGTATAATGGGCGGCCCGTCAATAGGCAAAATGCACAAAATTTTTATTTGTGCAAAATGCCGAATTGGAACTAAACTTTAATCATTCCAATCTATTACGTCTTTTTCTTTGACGTTTTGTACCTCGTAGATGTTGCAAGGCAAAGGCTTGTTTTCTGCGATATAAGATTCAAACTTATACCGTGCCTCTTTCTCATCTTTGGCTGTGATTTCACACCAGCCGGTGAAATCAACGTAGAATTTTTTCATGGGTATCAATCCTCTCAGAACAGCATATTGAAGAAGTTGAAGGTGGAGTATGATGCGCCGGGGTGAGAATTGAAGAGCGTGATTTCGATGAAGCTAAGCAAGAACCAGGCGAGAAACATAACCCCACATGCCTTGAGAAACCGCATATCTTTCATTCCTTTCTTTTGATATTGAAATTATACCATATTTTTTGAGATTTGTCAACCCCTTTTTCCTGGCCCCTGGGATTTAACCCAGGAGCCTTTCCAGATTTTGGAGGAGATTGTTTGTGGGGTCAATGCTAGTCCGCTTTTTGGGGGAGTTCCAGCTTGCCCGCACTTCTAAGCTATCATCCACAAGTACTGCCTTGTTTCGATATGGAATCACGGATTGCTTAGGAGTGCCATACCGGAGAGCGTAGAAGGAATCAACATATGGCATATAATTCCATACCCAGTCCTCTTTTTCCTCAGTGCAGGTGGCCTCATAGTCGGGAGAGGCATTTTTTGGCAACCAGGTGATTACCAAAATTTTCCATCCGGCGTCTTTTAGGGCGTAGCAGATTTCAGAAAGCCGGGTCATATCGACCAGGGGGTTGAGCTGGGAAAATGTCCCAGCTCTTTCTCCCTCTAGGCTAGAAAGCCAATCGGAAGTCCCATAAAGGTCAGCCACGGTGCCGTCAAGGTCAAAGCAAAGAATCATATGTACCAGCCCCTTTCTTAAAGTTCATCCAGACCGGAAAGTTCGGCCTCGAGTTCGGTGTATTCATCCACGATACGAGCGTTCATCCAGCGAAGTTGCTCAAAGGCAATCTTTAGGGCGTCTTTGGGGATATAGGCGCAGACGAGGATGACTTCACCAGTTTCCATATCTTCAACCAGATAGTGGTGTTCCCGGTATCCATCGGAGAGGCCATATTCCTTGATGAATTTGTATATGGGCATCAGTTCACCGGTCCAGAGATTCACCACGTTGTCACCAGTAGTGACCATATACTCATATGCGGAGTGAGGGAGTTCAAAGCAGGTGCCGGGGTATGCACGATACAGGTTTTTCATAGTTATCAATCCTTTCTGAGGTTCGGCGGGTTTTCCTCTTCCCTTATCTTGATTACATTATACCAGAGGGCAGGGAGAATTTCAAGTGTGAGTTCCTACAAAAACGGGGCGAGAATTTTGTGCAATTCGCCGAACCGTCAAGTTGCACAATTCTGGGACTGAAACTTTATGCAAGTTGCATATAGATTTTGAGCGAAAAATCTGGTATAATTGTAATTATTTGGAAACTCGGCGCGCCTTCTCCTGGACGCCCGAAGGCGCGCCGTCGAATCTTTAATTACAAATTTTGGGATAAAAAGTAAATATTTTTATTTTAAAATCTAAGTAATTTTTTATTTTAAGGGGTATCTTATTTTAAAAATGAAGTCTTATCCGTTTCTTTATAATTATTATAAAAAATTATTTGAAATAAATAAAACAATAGAAGAAAACTAGCAGGAAATGCGGGAGTCCCTGCTCTATAGCGATATGAAACGAGTCATATGAAAGCTACGTTGCAGAAGAACCCGCAATTTCTTTCCTTTTGCTTTCAAAGTAGGAAGAGGGCCATATAGGCCCTCATTCCAAAGCTGGCAGGTAGGTCCAAATTCTATTTTCTTCTGTTTCCAAAATGACCGGGGTATACCCATTTTCACCTTGAAAGCTTGCGATACCC